GGGACATCAACCAGACCGGTTGGGCCTTCAAGGACCGTGTTGTTGCTGGTGAGCGCATCGTGCAGTTCGGTGGTTTCCAGGTTCAGCGTTCGATCGAAGTGCCTCAGGGTACTGTCTACATGACCCCAAGCCCCGAGTTCCTCGGTGTGTTCCCCGTCATGTACTCGCTCGACGTCGAAGAGAACCACACCCCAGAGAAGTTCCACAAGGGTTGGGTCATGGACGAGCTCGTCTCCGAGATAGTGCTTAATCCACGTGGCCTAGGCAAAATAGTCAAAGCATAGTACCTGATCAGGTACCATAAATGGCTCACAGAACTACTCCCTACTCCGAACCCTTCATCTGCATGGTATGCGAGAAAGATTATCTCGCTTATTCACGTAAGACGATGTACTGCTCAAAACGCTGTGCAGATGAAGGACGGAGAAAGGGTTTAAAACAAGTGCCGAGAACTAAATCGGCTATTTGTGTAGGCTGTGGTGAATCTTTTACTAGACCTGAAACCTATCGATCAGCAATGAAATACTGCTCTAACAAATGTTCTCACAAGGAACAAAAGAGCATTAGGGACAAGTTCGTTATGGAACTTAATGATGCCGCCGTTGTATTCCACTCAACATGGGAAATCCGTTTTGCAGCTTGCTGCATGAGATACGGAATCGCATGGAGAAGATATGACGGTGACGACATTGAGACTCCCGTAGGGACTTACCGCCCAGACTTCATTGCTGGCAGAGATGAACGCATTGTTGAAGTTAAAGGTTACATGAACTTTGATTCGGTTGTAAAAATCGAAACTGCTCAAAGATTACTGGGTGATAAATACCTTGTAATAACAGAGAAAGAGCTCATTGAGTTCGAAGAACATGGGACTATTAATGGAGAACACTTTGATGTAACTTATCAGGTTAACCGCACTAGAGGTTAGCAGGTAAGCGCAAGATCGTTAAGGCTTAGTCTTAACAACCGTACGGCCGGGGGACGATCCCTGCGAAAGCAAATCGCCCCCGGCACTCGTACCAAATTCGCATTAAAAACTACAGATTTCCTAGATCTGTTAGCAATGTGCAAAATGTGCACATTGCCTTGAAACAAGGAGAAACAAAATGGCAAGAACAGTATCGAAGTCAAGTGATGTTTCGTCAGAGAGCACCCCAGTCCCAGTTGTGGACCTTGGTGGTCACTACGAAGAGCACAAAGCAGACCCAGCAGACAGAGCAGCAGCACTCCAAAAGCGTGCACCAGCTTCGTTCAAGGATATGCAAGACATTCAGACTGCAGACTGGATCGAGAACCTGATGTCTGGTTCTACAGTGTTTGCTAGCGATAAGGGTAGCTTTAAGCTAGCTGGTGCTGGTTATCACAATAGTATCCAGCCAATTGCAGAAGAGATCCGAAAGGATCCTTACTTGCTGAGAGCAGTGCAGCGTGGAAGAATTGCGTTCATCACTTCCGATGAGGCAATGGAAAAGATCGCTGAACTTAAGGATGAAAGTAACACAAGCGAAAGCCACATGGATCACCTCCGTGAGAGCCTCGCTGCAGGAGCTAGCGAGAACACAGGTCTCTACAAGATTCCTCTTCCTGACGAAGCTGAGCCTAAAGGCCCATCACAGTCTTGGGAACAGATTTGGAACTCGAGTACTAGCACTCCGAAGCCAAAGAACGTATAACAACCGGTGGACTGTAAAGCTCCACCTCTAGAAGGAGCTTAGATGAGCGACGAGATCAAGAACACAGTGAAGCCTGATGTTGAGGCTGCTGCCGAACCATTGGGCGCAATTATCCCCAGTGGTACGGTTTTGAGTGGTACAACAATCTACAATGAGCCATGGTTCAACGTTTGGGTACCACAGACGTTCGCCGGTACTGTCAGCGGTGGTTACGCTGCACCTACTTTAAGCGGTTCGGGTTGGTCTGGCCAAGTTAATACTGGTTTGGTTTTTCAGAACGATCAATACAACACAACTGTACGAGGTTTCTAGGATGTCGACAACGAAGCTTTCTAAGAACGCTGTCGTTTCTACCCAACCAAAACCAAATACGGTTATTTCACAAGGTGTTGCCTTGCCTGATGTAAAAGCTGCAACAACATACGCAGCTGTTGCAACACATGCCAGCACTTTTCAAACCGGACAAACACTCAACAGAATAGGTGATATATAATGGCGACTACTCCAAACGTCCCAAACGAGCAGTCTACAAAGGCCGCACTCCGTGGTGTAACACGCGGTGGTGCTAACGCATACTTTGAGGCTATTGACCCAGCAATTATGGTTAACGCTGCCTACACGGCTAGCGGTATCCTCGAGCTCTCAGTCGGTACTGGTGTTACTACGTTCACAATCAGTGGTAGCAATGGTCAGGTCACAACGACTTTGACTGGTACCTCTACTGGTAGCAACATCAACAACTTGATCTCTGCTCTTGCAGCCGGTCCTCTTTCTAACACAACGTTCTACGTGAACGGTGGTGGTGCTAACTACCTGTACGACACGACAACAACTATTGTTGTGCCTAGCGGTGCTGTGCTCACAGTTATCAGTGGTACTGGTGCTGTTCCAACGTTGACCGCCTTCGTGCCTTCTGGTACTGAGGGTCAGTCTTACCCAAGCTACGTTGGTACCCCCAACGCTGTTCCTACCTGGATCGACGACGCAACAGTCCACGCTTACCAGGTTGGTTTCGCTGGTCAGCTCGTTGTTAACAACAACGGTACTATCTCAGGTGCAAACGTTGTTCAAACTCAGGTTCGTCAGATCCAAACGAATGTTTCTGAGAACCAAAGCTACGCTGGTTACTTTGCTACCTACAGCGGTAACTTGTACCAGACTGGTCAGAAGAGAACGTACCGTCAGCAATCCTAATGGAACACGTACCTTTTAATGTAAAGGTAGAAGCAGTAATTATTAGAGCCAATGGTGACCGGGAAGAGCTCGGCACCATTGGTTCTACTACTTTAAAGGAAGATGATGAACACGGTATTGACTAGTGCTACCAGAAGTAACCTGGTTCAAGCATTTTTGGGTAATTTTAGTACAGCATCAGGCAACTATCTTCCTCTTACTGGCGGCACGATTAGTGGCAACTTAGTAGTTGTTTCAGGTTTAACTGTTAGTGGAACAGTTACTGCAACTGGTATCCAAATCACTGAAAGCCAAGTTACAAATCTTACTTCTGACTTAACAAATATTTCAGGCGCACTGAATACGAACGCCAATAATATTGCCAACCTTAGTGGATCATTAACAACCCTAAGCGGTCAATTTGTTACGTTATCTGGTCAGTATAACACTACTAGCGGGATTGTAACTACCGCAACAGGCAACATTGCTTCTCTAAGCGGTAGTCTTAACACCGTTAGTGGTGTAGCTTACGGTGCTTTACAACGTTCTGGTGGAACTATCACTGGTAACTTAACGGTTACTGGTTCTTCAACGTTCCAAGGTGGTGTATATTTCACCAGTCCTTATGTTGGTGGCATAGCAGCAACTTCTGGCCAGTCAATAGTTTACAATGGCACGCAATGGTTGCCAATCTCAATTAGTGGTGGTGGAGCCAGTGGTACCAATGCCACTACTCTACAAGGCTACCCCATTTCGTCTTCTACTCCAGCTAGCGGTCAAAGCTTGGTATGGAATAACACTGCGTGGACACCAATTACAATTTCTGGTGGGACATCAGGCAATTTCTTGCCAATCTCAGGTGGAACAATATCAGGCAACTTAACAGTTGTCAGCGGTTTGACCGTTAGCGGTGCGGTAACAGCAACTGGTATTCAGATTACCAAAAACCAAGTTACTGGTCTTGTAACTGATCTTACTAATATTAGTGGGAATATAACGACTACCAATTCTAATTTGGCTACACTTAGTGGCCAGTACGTATCTACTTCAGGGAGCTTGACAACTCTTAGTGGCCAGTATGTTGTAACTAGCGGCAATGTAACCACGCTAACCAGCCAGTTTGTAGCCTTGAGTGGATCATACGCAGTTACATCAGGCAACTTGAATACAGTTAGTGGTGTAGCTTATGCAGCGTTGCCATCAGCCGGTGGTTCTATCACTGGCAACCTTGCTGTAGCAAGTGGTTTGACTGTAAGCGGAAATAACGTTCTTACCACTATCAGTGGCATTTCTGCCGCTGGTGACTTGATTGGAACTTACCCAGCTCCAATCCTAAACGACACAGCAAACGTAAGAAGAATTGTCACCGGTATTATCGATGGTAATCCCCGTGTAATTACAGTCCCGGGCTCAGCAACACCTTTATCTTCTGTAAACCCTGCTAATTATGATGTAGTATTAGTTAGCGGACAAGGCGTTTCAGTTACATCCATGGCATTTGCAAGCAATACAGTATCAGGTGAAAAAACAATACGCATTGCCTTCACCAATATTGCAGGGCCATTTAACATTCCTGGTTCTGCTTGGACAGCGGGAAGTTTTGAGCCTTCTAGCATTGCACTGCCTACAGTTCCACCCTCTTCAGGTCGTGTAGATTACGCATTTGTTTGGGATCTAACGATTAACCCTAGTGGAGCTTGGCGCATTGTTGGAATCGTATAATGGCTGACTACGCTTTTCAAATTGTTAGTGGGTACCCTAACACTTGGTACTGGAATCAACCACAGGTTAACTGGGGTTATCCTGACGTAACCATTACTGGTGCATACTATAACAACCCGGTTACGTATACGGGTGGTCCAATTACCAATGCTATTTCTTATAACATTGGTGTCTCCGCTACGATCAGTGGCGCAAATTTATCCAATTCAACCCCTACTTATTTTGTTAGTGGAACCAATCCTTTTGTAGTTGGACAACTTGTAAGAACAAAAAACATTGTCTCAACAAGTGGGTTGTTTAACGTCTTTGCAACCATAACGCGTGTAACAACATCTTCTTTTACTACAAACGCAACAGTTTCTGGTGATAGTTATAGTTCTGGTGGTTTTGCTTATGGGCAAAGCACTGTAAACATTAATAACATCACTGTAAGCGGTAGTAGCAGTCCATATACAATTACTTTTAATACAGCCGGTGGGTATGCCAATCCATTTGTGGTCGGAGAGCCAATAAGCGTATTTGAAACATCTCCGACTATATTTAGTGATAACTGGGTGGTAACTTCAGTTACTGCTTCCTCTTTTAGTGTGCAGTCTACATCGTCAGCTTTTGCTGGCATTTCTGGTTCTGGTGGGTTTGCTGATTCTAATGGTGGTGCACTATATATATGTAACAACAACTTCATCCCAGGTCAATTGGTTACTGTAACTGGTGCTACAGGAAATGCTGGATCTGGGACAGCTTTTAACATTACGGCTCTGCCAATTACTTCTTGTACAGCATCAAGTTTTTATGTTGCATATAACAACTATGTAACTGACCTTTATGTGTCAGGTGGTAACCCTTCAATTTCCCCAACTGTAACATATCTAGGATCTAATAATTTTGTAGTTGGCCAAACCGTTGTAATCACTGGAACGACTCCAAATGATTACAACCAAAACCAACAGATAGTAGGAACCACTAGCGGTGGTTTTCAAATATTTCCCACTTCAGTTCCTAGTAGCGGATACTCATCAGGTGGTATTGCATCTGTATTCCCAGTGAATGGCGACTCTGTTACCTTTTATGGGCTTTCGGCACCAGTGACAACTTCCGGAAACATTAACCTTGGCAATGGTAGTATTAGCATATATAATAACTCTTCTTTATCGTTGAGTGGCTCTTATATAGGTAATCTTTATTTAGATACCAATGGTAATTTTACAACTAACAACAATAGCTGTACATTATCAACGTTAACTGCAAATAACTTATCTACTATTAATTTTGGGTCTTCCAATATTGTTATCAATAGCGGTCCAACATCATCTGGAGACTTAACTCCAACTATTGCAATTAATGGAAGTGTTACAAGTCAATACTCAGCAGGCGCATCAATCGTTCTTAGCAATACGCTCCCTTATGGTTCTGTGGTTAGTTATAACGGCACATCAACTACATTGCCTCCGATTACGTATAGTGGTCAAGGCCCTTTGTATTTCTATGATGCTACTGGTACAGGTTCTACATTCCCTCTTTCCAACCTGACATTCTCTCCAACACTGTCAACCACTACATCAGGCAATAATTTAATTATCTCTAGTGGATCAAACCTCGTAATCAATGGGCTTTTCACCGTATCTGGCATCAATCAATTTACTAATGGGGTTGGACACGTACCAACTTATATCGCCAGTGATCAATCTATTGTGTATACACCTAGTTGGTCATACACACCATCAACAATTACAGCAAGTAGTCTTGCAATCAAATATGTTATTTTTCAAAATATTAAAGTATCAGGAGTTGCTAACTGGTCTTCACCAGATGCAACCGGTTGGGGAGATGGCGGCGGTAATAGTGGTATTACTTTTAGTCCTTCTATATCAGGGTATTTTTACAACGCAGCAGTAACTTCAGGAAACTGGTCTGACGCCAAATGGTATACATCTACTAGCGGAAACGGTGGGGTAGTTCGCAATCCATTGCCACAAGATATTGCTGTTTTTGACAAAAATTCAGCTAAATCGAACGCAACAATCAAAGTAGATCCACCATTAATCCCTGGGTTTAATGCAACAACTTTTACAGGGACTTTAAACTTTTTTAACCCCAACTATTTTATCTTTAGTAGTATTTCATTGGGGTCAAAAACTACGGGCAGTCCTAACTGGATTTTGCTTGGTAGCAATGTCAATACAATTACCTCAAATGGATATAAATGGCCGCGTGCTACTTATATTGATCTATACCCCGGATCAACTGTAATGTTGCAAGACAATTTCTCTACCGCATTAGCTTTAACAGTTAATAGTGGAACACTATCTGCTAATAATCCCAATATTAACTCAGTTGTTTTGCAAAACTTTACCGTTGGACCTAGCGGTAAAGTTATTATGGGTGGCACTTCATCTAACCCCCAAGCGTGGGCTGTTTCAGGTACTTGGACGTTTAAAAATACTTCATCAGGTGCACTAACAAGTAACTATGGATCAATTCAATTAACTAACTTAAGTACCTCAACTTTTTATGGCGGTAACCAACAATATTATTCACTGACTATGCCTAGCGGTGCGTCATACACTGCATATACAACTTTTACAATTAGTGGGAACAATTCATTTACTAATTTTATTGGTCCAAAGACAGCAACCTCACCTAGCCCTTCGCCATTGCAACAAACAAATGGATTTGGTTGGACAGTTAATTTTAACGGTAACAATTCATTTAATTCATTGCTTTTTTACCCAATGACAACCGTAGGTTTCCAAGGTACAAAGCAAACCATAAACTATCTAAATGCAAACAGCTTTAGAACATATGGTAACATATTTGATAACACTATCACGAATGTTTCTGGCAATGCTTCTCAGTATCAAACAAATGGCGACGTAGATGTTCGTACGTTTATAAATCCAGTTTCATGGCAGCCAACTACTGCTACAGCAATTATCAAAGATAGCACTGGGGCAGATGGCTGGACATTCGGACTTAATCCAGCCACAGGGAATAACTTAGGTTTATACTTTTCTTATAAAGATTCAACTGGGATCATCAATACTGTAAGTGGCACTCTATCACTTAATAGCATCCCAACAAATGCTAGTTGGGTTAATGTAACAAGATCGCAAAGCACTGGAGTCGTTACTTTTAACTATTCTCCAGATCCAGGCACTGGTGATTTACCAATAACGTGGCCATATTCGGTTTCAGTGACATCAGCAACTGGGTCGATTACAATGGGGCAAAAACCAGCTATTATTGCTGGATCAACCAACTTTGGTCAGTTCCTGAGAGCACAAGTATACAACGGAATTAGCGGGTATAATCCATCACCTTACTATATTGGTAGCTCTGTGTCTGTTTCAGGAGCAACTTACACGATTACTTCTGGAGCATATACTTATATTTACCAACTTGTAAGTCCGCTTGCAAACACTAACGATTTCCACATTGGTGCAAATGTTAACGTGACTGGGTTTAGTGGCGGTGTTAACCCAGCTAGCAATCCATATAACGGATCTTATGTTGTTAGCAATGCTGTCGTTAGTGGTACTACGTTCTCGGTAATAGGTAGTGGTGTCCCGACTGCAACAGTTGGTGATTTTCCAGGCCCTGACCAGGATTTTTATGCATTAGCATCAATAATTACTGCATGGTGGCCTTCAACTTCAAGCACTTCTGGTACAACAACCCAACCACCATCAGGAACATACGTTGGTCCTGTGCTCGATTTGAATTTTACAACTGTTCCATTTGGCACTTATTCATTCAATGAATCATCAAAATATGGTTCTGTATGGAACACAATCTCTAACCGTGACGGTGCATTGATCATAAATGGTGGAACATTATCAGTAGCATCCGTTGCAACTATGAATTACGTTGTCTTGAATGGTGTTACTGCCAGTGGTAATCCAATATACGCTTTGAATTCAACACTCAAAGGTACCAACAATAACGTACTTACAAGCAATTTCCCGATGTATTACACGCAAAGATTGGGCTAGATAATATGGCAAATAATTTTTATATTGGTTGGGGAACGGGTAGTGGTACCGCTTCAGCAACAGACATATCTCTTTTTAACCCCGTAGGAACAGTTATTTCTGGTACGACCAGCGCTTTTACTACCTCTACTTCTGGAGATACTTTTATATCTACTGGTTTGTTGACTGCGAACAATCTCTACTCAATTACCGAGGTCGGCCTTTTTGATAGTAATTCTAGTTCAACCGTTAGTTCATTGTCAAATCAAGTTAACCCCACAGATACCACAATTACTGTCAGCGGTTACAACCTTTTTCCAGCTACGTTCCCGTTCAATATCCAAGTCACTTCAGAAGTAATGACTGTAATTTCTGGTAATGGGACCAATAGCTTCAATGTAATTAGGGCTACAAATGGCTCTAGTAAGGTGACAAGTATTATTCCTTCGCTTACTCCAGTAGTGTTGCCAAATAGCAACATGTATATCAAAAGTACTTTTGCTGGTATCCATTTGTTTCCTGAAGATAGCGTTCTGTTTAAAGTAATTGTCCAATTTTCTTAGGAAATAACTGATGGCTTACCCAGACTACACAACTCCTAGATCTCTCGCAGGTGCTGCTACACCCACGTACCTTTCTGCAACGCTTATCAGTGGGTACACAAGCGGTCAAGCATTGACCTTGGCAAATACAGCAGGTTGGTACGAAGTAAGCTCGAGCGGCACTGCCACTACTAACCCCCTTGGAACTAGTGGTGTTTTCACCCTTGTAGTTGACTACGGCTTGGGCACGGAAGAGAAGATCCTTTGTGCTTCAGGTGCTATCACTATTGGTGCAAACGCAGTAATCCCTGTATGGACTGATGGCACATACAATGGACGTGGCTGGGATGGAACGACTCCTTACGCTCACGCTATCGGCACTTCATCGGGATTCAATGTATTCCCTGTTAGAACAGCTGTAGATGATCTTCAATTCAACACATCAGCGTCTATGCTAACTAACAACTACATAGCCCTTAGTGGCACCGTAAGTGGCCAGGGTAGCCAAATTACAACCATATCGAATAATCAAATTGTTGATGAGACAAACATCAATAACATTTCAATTCAGCTGGAATACGTTGCTAACAAACAAATTGTAGATGAAGCAAATATTGTCAGCTTGTCAGGTAGTTTGGCAACTCTTTCTGGTCAGTTTGTAGCGCTAAGCGGTTCATACGCTTCTACGTCGGGTAGCCTCAATACTGTTAGCGGCGTGGCATATGGAGCTCTGCAAAGATCAGGCGGTACGATCAGTGGTGCATTGAACATCACCAGCCCCATCATTGGTGGTGTAACTGCTACCAGCGGGCAAGCTATCGTATGGAATAGCACACAATGGGTGCCAGCAACGGTTAGCGGTGGAGGAAGCGGTGGAGGAATCACTTCACTTACTGGTGACGTTACTGCAACTGGGACAGGAGCTGTAGCTGCAACCTTAGTTGGCACCACAGCAGTTAGCGGTGTTGTTAATGCCATCATCAATGCCAACTCAACGGTAACAGGGACTGTTGCTAATCTTGCTACGCTTTCAGGTCAGTTCGTTACTTTGAGCGGTGCATACAACACAACATCTGGTATTGTTACTGGACACACGAGCTCTATCGCTCTAATTTCAGGCAATCTTAACACCGTTAGTGGTGTAGCTTACGATGCTTTACAACGTTCTGGTGGCACAATCTCTGGTGCTCTGACAGTCCTTAGTGGTTTAACTGCTAGCGGTGCAATCACCTTCAATGGATCAACAGTACCTTCTGGTGTACTAGTTAATGGTTATAACTTCGTTGTGCGTACTACGAGCACAACATCAGGATCACCATGCACAGTTGATGAGTTCACCTGGACTACAGGCAGTGGTTTAACATTCTATTTGCCATCAAACCCACCATCTGGTTCTACCTATGGTATTTATGCTCACCCAGCTAGTGGTCCAATTACATTGAACGGCAATGGAACTACCATTGCTCCATTTAACTCGACAAGCGGAACCACAACATATTCAACGCAGAATGCTGGTGTTGAAATGTCTTTCTTTGTATATAACGGTACTTTCTGGAACATGTTGTTCTCCAACAACATGTCAAACACTTCTGCCGGTAAGCTTTCTGTCAATAACGGTGGTACGGGCTCTCAGCTTACTGCTACAAGTGGTTCAATGCTTATTGGTAATGGATCTGTCTACACTAACTTAGCAATTGGTACAAGCGGTACTGCTCTCGTATCTAATGGAGCCACAGCAGCATGGACAGGAAACTTTGTTCCGACATCTGGTGGAACAATATCTGGATCATTGACCGTGACAGGTGCCATCACCGTTGGTAGTGAAATGGATGCAGGCAACTTAAACGTAGGCGGTAACATCACTGTAACCGGCACAGCTACACAGATTGGCAATGCTACGTTTAGTGGTACCGTTGCAGTCACAAGTGGTATTACTGGTCAATATTCCTCGTCTACTGGTCTCACGGGTGCAACGGCTGGCGCTCGCTTCGTCGGTGGCACGGTTAACGGCGCACCAGCTTCAGGAACGTGGACGGTTGGTGACTTTGTTGTTGACCAGACCGCAACCGTGTGGGTTTACACCGGCTCAACGGCTGGCTGGTCTACCACTATCTCGAACCACCTTGTCCTGCGCTCGGCAACGGCAACGGTCGGACGCAACGAGATAACGGTATTCACCGGAGCCGCAGGTCAAACGCTTTCGACACCCAGCAACCCCATTGACGGTTCCTCCTGGACACTCATTAACAACAGCGCCAACCCAGTTACGTTGAGTTTTGCTAACTCTATGTACCCACTCGGTTCGGGCTCAAGCGTTACCACCTACACCTTGTCCGCCTATGGCACGTTGAGTTTTGTGAACTACAACGGCGGCAATTGGTACATGACAAACAGCAACAACTTGTCAAACCTCATTGGAACGCTGTCGCTTACCAGCAACGTAACCGGAACGCTCGCAGTTGCTAACGGTGGCACGAACCTCACCTCCGTCGGCTCTAACGGCACGGTGTTGACCTCAAACGGCTCATCGCTCTCCTACGCCACCCCAGTCGCCATGACCCCACCGTCGCTCAACGGTCTAACTGCATGGACGTATGACGCAGCAACAAACACGGTGGCTACGGGTGGTCTAACGCTGGCGACCAGCACGGTCTACTTCATGGCGGTCTACCTCCAAGCGGGCGTGACCTACTCCAACGTCTATGTCATCATCGCCACGGGTGTCGGTAGCAGTTACGTCACGGTCGGCCTCTACAATGCCACGACGCAGTTGGCTGTCACGGGTAACATCGCCACGACGCCACCGAGCAACACGCAGGCTTCCGGCAGTTTCGGCACCGCCTACACCCCGACCAACTCGGGTGTCTACTGGCTCGGCATAATTACGTCGACGGCGGCAAGCCACCTGTTCGCCTACAACCAGACCACGGCGGCAGCCATCAACGTCGGCCCCAACACGGTCGCGGCGAACACCCTCAACCAGCGTTGCAGTACGTTGACCGGCTTTACCTCGCTCCCCACGACCATCTCGGGAACCCCAGCAGTTAGCGGCTCGCCCATCTGGGTCGGTCTGTCATGACCTCGCGCAAGAATTACACGCGCCCCTATTTCGGCGCAGGCTTCGTCGGTTGGTTTCTCGGCAAACTGGGTCACAAGACCTCACCAGGCACGGTGGAGGGCGCATCAAACGCCAACTACAACGCCACATTTGGTGCACGTTCTGGTACTTCTAGAGTTTCATATCTTGACTATTATTTAGCACCTTCAACACTAACTAATCAAACATATGTTTCTCCACAATCCAGCTCTGCCTATTTAGTCCCAGCAGTTTATGGATACGCTATTAGCCCAGCTTCGAATGGCAACATGTTTTTAGCAATGGGGTTCTAATGTTAGGTAATAGAGGATATTATAGCCCCAATGCAAAAGTATATGAAGGTTATCGCGGTATCCGCTCCATAAAAGCATACTTATTAAACATTACCTTGGTGGAATCTGGGCGTACACAGATGCTGTTATCTGTAAACAGTTATTCACTTGACAACAATAGCAACCTAGACAGTGTTGGCGATTTCGCTGCAAACAATGACCAAAATGAAGCCGATTACGCAGAGCCAAACAACCCCTCTGGCGAGGATGTTGTCCCTTCTTAATGTAAAACTACTCTGTTTCTACCATAGATGGTAGAACAAGGAGATAAAATGACTACACCTATTGACCACCGCCAAGCAGAGGTTGCATGGGCCAACTGGGCCGTTGCTAACCACCAACACTTTAATTACTCTGAAGGCAGCGACCGTATGGCAGCCATCGGTGTCTGGCCTATTAAGTTCCCAATCAACACCGACTGCTCCGGCTCGTGCACGCTGTACGCTTGGCTCGCCAACGGCAATGACCCGAACGGTTTGGGCTTTGACCACGAGGGCTGGACCGGCACATTCTTGACCCACGAGGAACACATCCCTCTGTTGATTAAGACCCTGAAGGGTATCACCGTTGACGACATCGAGGTCGGTGACTACGTGGTATATGGCGATGCTCCTGGCGAGCACGTGGCGATCATCGTTGAGATTTACGGCACGGACGTTCTTACCGTTAGCCACGGTCAGCAGGGTGGCCCCGGTTATTGCTGGGTCAACCCTCCGAAGGTCGCTCCATCACGTGGTTATCCCTCGGACGGTCGTACGCCACAGACATATCTGCGCAATATTACGAATAACAACAAGCCCGTTCGTCTTCCTCCTACAACAAAGTAGTACTAAATGACTATTCGTCAAAGAGTTAACTTTAAAGCGGGAACGGTTACTACACTGGCAACCTCTTCTCCAGGAACAACTACCACTATCACTGGTAATAACTTCCCCACACCACCATCGGGGTACTATGTACCAATTACGTTGAACCCAGGATATTTTGGCGCCACTAACTCTAGTGGCCCAGAGATTGCTTACATTACATCGGGTGGCACAAGCACGGTCGCTAACGTTACTCGTGTTCTTGAAAGCTCAGTTGTTGCAACTGGTACAAATGTTCCATGGGTAGCTGGCCCTCTTGTATCTGACTTCGATGTAAGTAACCTTACATCTAGTGGTGCATTGACAGTTAATAATGGTTTGACACTTCCTAACAACGGTGAAAGTATATCTTTCACTGGTTCATACGGAACCATTAGCGGTGCACAATCATATATAGGTCAGTATGGAACTTTTTCTTCGAGCGTAGTCGTTGGCGGTAACTTAACTGTTACTGGTACAGTATCCGTTAGCGGTAGAGTTACATCACCAAATGGTGTAATAGCACCATTGTATGTAGACTCTACTTCAATTCCTAACGGTGCTTCTATCCCCAGTAATCCTAACTGGTCTATACTTACATTTAGCGCAGTAGTTACTGCTGCTACAGGCACTGCTACTTTTGTAGCATTTCCCACTGGGATTCAATCATTGGTACCCAATGTATATACTTACCCACAAATAAATGTCGGTTCTGATAATGAAATAATTGTTGTTCAAACACCACTGGGTGGATCAAGTTGGGCCTATAACGGTTTTTATGTGAACTTAATGACACCTGGTGGAAGTTATGTAGGCGGTGGTGGTTCATACCGTCTTGATGTTACATTCATGGGATGTTAAATGAGAGTACGCCCAATACCACAGTATGCCGCTGAGCCATTGGGTATAACAACGTACATCAGTGGTTCTCTGGCCGATCCTGACAATCAATACGTTTGGGTTAATATAACGAACGCTGATAATGGTACGGTTGTACTTGCATCAGGTCAAGCTACATATGAAAGCACTGGAACGTACCAATATACACTTAATTCTAGCCAGACTGCTATCCAAGGTAATTACGCAGCAACCTGGAATTATACTATTAACAGTGGTACTAGAACCTATGTAGACAATTTTGTTGTTACTGATCAGATGCCATATTGGAGCAATCTTGATACTGATACCCGTCAACTTGTAACTGGAATTGTTCACCGTATTGACAAGAGTTTTGATAGCACCGCTGGTGGTCCATACCTGCAAGAGCTTAATCAGAGTGGGTTCCTTATCTACGAAGAAGTAGCTATGGTTATGCAAGATGAAACCATGGATTACATTAACTTTGAATTCCAGCCAATCTTCAGTCCTGCCTATAATATTGGTTTAAATGCTACAGTTCCATTCCCAACCACTTATTATGGTGTCTTGGCCACACAGACATATGCTCACTTCTTAAAGCACATTGCTCGTAACTATATTGAGCAGCCCACCCCACAAGGGATGAACGCTGCCTGGATGGACCGCAGAGACTACTACAACCGCTGGTGGCAGCTGTACTTGTTTGACAAGGAAGTCGCTGACAAGCAGCTTCGCCAAATGAAGCGTCAATACATGGTTGGATCGAAGCGAAGCCTCCTGGTTGCTGGTGGACTTATCCCACGTATGTACACCAATCCGAGTCGTCCGCACTTTGCCTACGCCGCAGTCAATATGGGAGGAATATGATGAATTGGAATAAGAGATACGCTAGCGAGCATGATGGATGGGAAGATGAAATGAATTCATCTATGAATTGCCATTTAAAGCATCCTCACGTCCATGATGATATGATTGCTGAATTAGACCACGATCGAGTACAAGACATTGTTGATTTTCACGATCATAGGCAAAAAATCCTTTTAAGGCTTGCAGAAAGCACTGGGTTCCCTGAGTCTGAGATGGGAAATATTTCTAAACGCGGTAACGATTCTTTGGACGCACATTCAATGGGAAATTCTCATAAAATATTATTCCCTCACTGTACAAAGTGCATGAAATCAGACCAACAACGTGAACAGAACGAAGCATACATGGATTCATATATTGATTTTGTTGGGAGTCATGCAGAAGATCTCGGCATCCCGGTAAGAGAACATGTAAGAGATTACAATGTTCCAGACGGAGTGCCAAAAGACTGGTAGTTTTGAGTATGATATGAATTGGAACCAACGCTATTCAGCTGGTAGAAAAAGGTTAACAGAGCCTACTAACGAAATAACGTATCGTGAGCAATGTGGCTCTAGGTATGGCTATGACTTGCACCGTAAAAACAGTGAGCCTTCTTGTATCCTTTGCCAAGAAGCTGTTAATAATTATGCAAACAATCGCAACAGAGAACGCGGTGTGCAAGAGTTCAAGCCCGCAGCCTGTGGAACTAATGGTGGTTATATGAAGCACCTTAGGGAGAATGAAGGCGCATGCGAAGATTGCAAAAAAGCACACAATGATCACGTAATGTGGTACAACCTATCCTTAGAAGCTAGACAAAAAGCCATTGATGAAGCGAGTAAATAATGAGTGGTATTAACCCAGTACCAGGGCCAGTTGTATCTGGCAGTGGTGGTTTAAACACACAGCTCGAGAGCCCATTGCTTGTTGTAAAACAACGGGAAACATTTACTCAAGTCAATCAACAACGCTTTCACGATGAAACGCTCCAATGGTTTGGGGAAGAATGCATCGTTCGTTTAATGTGGCGTGCTGAGGATGCTGCCGCAGGACTAGTCGGCTATTGCCAGCAATGTCAGGATAGCCCTAACCCTGCTAACCCAACAGCATCAATTCAAAACCGTGTAAGCAACGTATATAAGCAGACAGGTAATAGTTATTGTCCCACTTGCTATGGCACTACTTTCTCAGGTGGTTTTCAGCCTACTTGTTACCACTTGTATATGCTTGCTGCTGATACGGAAGACGCTCGTGCTAACTTATCAACCGGTCAATTCTGGAAGCAGAACCCTAGAGTGCAGTTTTCTTGGTTCCCACAGATCCGTGTTGGTGACCTTGTTGTTCGGGTAGAAACATGGTCAAATGGCTCTCCAACTTCTACTAGTGAGAGGTTCCAAGTCAGTGCAGTTTCACCACAGACTATTAGAACTGGTCCTGGACCAAGCGCACAATATCCATACCGCGTAGGAACAACACAACCATTCTCTAATACCACAATAGTTGTTAACCAACAGACTACCCTCGAGAACGTCTGGCCGGGCCACCCTTACTACAACGTGCCAATTATATGACAGACTACCAAATCCCAGAATCATTAGCATCAATGTTGGCACGTCGTGCCCTACAAATCGCACAAGTTATTGGACCACGTAAGTCTGGTAAGGGCCTAAATAGCCTTATACCTTTATCACAACCTGGAATAATTGGTTTAGAAATACCTGATGGTGCTGCTTACCTATTCGACCTTGAAAAAGGCATCCAACAGCATGCGATGGTTGATCTAAAAGGAAGAGTTATTCCAATTAGAGATAACTATGGAAATATTAAGTTCAGAAGAGCTAGCGCGAATAAAATAGGAACAATGCCGATAATCACAAGGCTCGCTAGCGATGGGCGTCTATCTGATGGTAAGCCTAACTGGGTATACCCTAAAAAAGATGGTTTACACTTTATGCTCAAATCAATAGAAATGAGCGTAGATGAATGGAAAAGAACAGCTACAAGTAAAGATATCGTTAACGTCATGATGCAAACTGATGCGAAAGACGACCTTAGCCACATAATTTACGGAAGAACGATTATTTAAATATGTTTACTACTGCCGTTAAAACTACAATCATAGAAGCACTAAACGCTGGGTTTTCCGCGTTAGCATCCAGCCCAAGCAACAACAGCTTAGATTTAACTCCTAATAGCATCGTTATCGAATACCCCCTTGAAGCTGTTGAGTGGCCTTGTATTCTTGTCCAATTCAGGCCAAGCAAGGTGCAATGGTCGGGTTTAAACCCTGATATTTATACGGTCTCGTCATCAGGTACAACCATCAGCGGGACAACCTACTCAGGGTTCAATAGTAATAGAACCAATTACTTTGAGGGTAGCGTTGATCTCCAAATTATGGCCATGCACTCCGAAGAACGAGATCGACTATATGACAGCGTTGCCAACCTTATCCTTATGGGTCAGGGCAGCCCTGCTAGCACTGCATTCAATGCAAGTATTTTAAATAATACCCTAGTAGGCATAACGTTCCTTTTGGATACGTTTACCCCGCTTGGGGACTCCATCAGTGCAGGAACGCCATGGAGCCCAGAAGAATTAACATATGAAGCAAGTATAAGGATCCAATGTGTTGGTGATTTCTACGAGAGCAAATACCAGTACACAGTACCTGCAATCACGAATATTACCGCTTCGGGAGTGCCAGTTGTCAATGTTTTAACGACTTCTGGGACAATGAACATCCAAGAATTATAAAAAAAACGCTGTAAAACAACAATAATTTTGCACAAGGCATTGAAGGAGAATGTATGCCTATTTCTAATTACCAGGTCCCTGGTGTTTATGTCACACAGACTGGGACGTCGCTCAACAACATCAATACGACGCCTCTTAACGTTGCCATTGTAGCAGACCAGCCTACCCTTAACGCTAAGACCGATACTTTCTACAACATTACACCAGCTAGTGGTGTAACAGTTGGTCAACTTTCTGCCCCTATGGTGATTACGACCAGCACGGGTACATACGCTTCATACTCCGGTTTCTCAGTTACATGGACATCATCGAGCGGGACGACTGTCTCCGGTGTTTATGGTACGCACTTTAGCATCAGTACACCTAGCGGTCAGCCATACTCTTTCCTTACCACAAGTGGTATTAGCCAAAGCGCTCTCCTTCCAAGTGGTACTGTAAACATTGCTTATGCTAACCAGTGGGGCGCTTACGGCACATATTACAACTTGAATACTGTTCAGAACGCCATCGGTGCAACCGTTAGCGGTACTACAGTTATTAACCCAGCAACATTGGCTGCACAACTTGCTTTCCAGAATGGTGCTAATATTGTCCAAATCCTGCCTGTTGCCAGAGTTTCTAGCAGTGGTACAGCTGCCGCTAGTACTGCTGACTGGGCTAGAGTGTTCACGGTAACATCTTCTGGCGCAAGTAGTGACCAAACAATTCTGTCGAACCTTACTGGTGCTGATGCGATTGTTCCTCTGTATGGCTTTGTTAGCAACGGTGTCCCCGTTACTTCTGCTGTCACAAGCGGTATTAACACTTACCTTACTTCGCAAGCTAACTATGGTATCTATCAGCGTGCTTTCGTTGGTGTTGATGGCACTAGCAACCAAGTAACGTCGTCTAGCTTGCAAACACTTGCGAGTGGTTTTAACAGCACAAGAGTTACACTCCTGTACCCAGCTGCTATAAACTACAACCCCGGTTTGAACACAACGACTGCTTTGACTAACACAAGCTTCAATATCCCCGGTTACTATGTTGCTGCTGCTATCGCTGGTCTGTTCGTCGGTCAGCCAACTGTTGCCACACCAATTACGAACAAGACTCTGGCTGGGTTCAATACATCTGTATCGAACACGATACCAAACCAGATCAGTCTCAACGACGCAGCTACAAACTACCTGCCATATGGTATTACTACTGTGTTCCAAAAGCGTAACGGTAACCTGTACGTCCTTCAAGGCCTTACTACAAACGTGCAGAACTGGATCACACAAGAGATCTCGATCAACGCTGTTGGTGACCAGCTATCTAACGACATTTACAATGGGCTGCTTAACAGTGCTCTCATTGGTGGACCTTTGACGCAGAACACGCTGGCTAGCGTCATTGGTACAGTGCAGAATACATTGATTAATGATTTGGCAAACGGTCTGATTCAGAGTTACCAGAATGTTGTTTACTCTGTTAACCCTGCTACGCCTACTACGGTAAACGTTTCGTTCCAGTACTCGCCTACGTACCCAATTAACTATATCCAGGTAACAATCAGTCTTAACACTCAGACTGGAACGATTGTTAATACTAACCAGCAGACCAACCTCGTAACTTACTAGGAGTAACTTATGGCTAATTCACAATTTCGCGTAGGTGGACATTATACAGCTTTCACTTATAATGGTCAACCACTGATCTACGCACAGATGATTAATGAGCGGGCGCCTCAGCCTGTTGCTCAACCACAGCCTATCCAACCACTCGATTCAGCTTATCCAATCGAGATTGCATTGCCCGCCGCTTTGCAAGCCGGTATGTTGGAAATCACATTCCTGGAACAATGGAACCAAGAAGTTTGGGCACAGCTTGGAGCTAACTTCCAAGGTGCAGCTGACCTTTTGGATGTTTTTAAGGCACAGTTGGCTCAGGGCGAAGTTTCTTGCATCAAGATCATTAACAACCCCAATGGCACCCAACGTAAGATTACTTACACTGGTTGTGTCGTAGTCAACGTTCAGATTGACGAGCTCATCCAGATCGGTACCATGACAATCCCTAAGACGATTACTATCATGTATCGTCAGAGAACCGAACTTCAGAGCTAATTCTAAGAAAGGAAATGAAGTAAAATGTCCGTACGTTCATATGTAATTCAGCTAAAGGCAGGAGTTGGGCAGGCTATTCTTCCCGACCACCGCAAGATGGTTCCTGGTCTCCAGTACACCGTCGACGCCGATACGTTCTCAAAGATTAGCCTTGGTGCTCGTCAGAACGTCATCAGCGTTGTCACGGTTAATACTGACCTGACCACGGCTAGCGGTGGCTACTTGCCAGCACAATCACAGACTGGCCTTAACCAGCAAGTTGCGGGTAGCGGTACTAGCTTCCTTAGCCTGCTTGGTTCGGTTAGCCCAACACTCACATCGTTCAGTATTGCTGGCTTCGCTGCACAAGGTGCTTCTGCCGGTGGTGCTGTTGGCGCTGGTGCCGGTATTGGTACACCTCAGTCCACACTGAGTGGTGCTGCTAACAACTACTCGTTGATTGGCCCAGACGGTGCCCGTTACACCCTTGTTTACAATGGTACCGCTTCAACCATCTCTGGTGGTTGGGCTACTGTGTGGCAGGACTATAACAACCGTTACATCTCAACGGCTTCTGGTATCACATTCCAGGTACGCCAGGATGGTCTGGGTACTTCCTACCTAATCAGTGCCAACACTACCTTGAGTGGTGTTAATGGTGCTGTTACCACAGTTGGTACTAAGCAGGGTGAATTCGCCGGTGTTACACTGGTTAACATCCCCGCTGGTAACTTCGGGTTTGTTCAGATTGAGGGTATCCACCCAGCTGTTGCTGTTGCTTCTGGTACTCCAGTTGGTACAGCGGTTGGTGTTAGTGGTACAAGCAACGCTGGTTACCTTGCTGCTCCTGCTTCGACTACCACAGTCGTCAGCGGTGGTATCGTCACTGGTTCCGCTCTGGCCAACAACATTGCTGGTACATCACTCACTGTTCCTGCCTCCGGTACTAACGGTCAATTCTTTGCACAGGTTGAGCTTCGTAGCCGCCGTGTCAAGAAGCCTTACAACCGTTTCTTGAACAAGAACTAGTATTATAAGTTGGTAGGTTATATACTATCGGTATAACCCTAGATCCAAAGGTAATATGACAAAAGCTACTGATAACGGATGGGGGACTGAAGACCTCCCCCAGACCGTGGCTAAAACACCAGAATCCTTCCCCGATGAATGGAAGGATGAATTTGAAGGTTTATTGTTCCTAGGTTATCTTCAGCGTGAAGTAACAAAGATTCCTTTTCACAAGTTCGTGATTAAGACTCTTAATATCAATGATAAGCTGGAAGTTAGTCTGATCACTAAGCCTTACATGGATAGTTCTGGCTTTGGTCGTGCTTATAAGGCAGCAATAGTCGCCGCTAGCTTGGTTAGCGTAGATGGCAAACAGTTGGTACCTAGCAATAGGAACATCAACGTAGTAAGACAAAAGTATGATTACGTTATCGATAACTGGTATGACAGTACTATCGACTTGCTTTATGAAGAAGTTGATTCGCTAGAAAACCGAGTTATTTTTGTGTTGCAAGAGTTAGGGATCCTAGAACCTTTTGTTGACTTCAATATCTTTGAGCAGACAGAAGAGGAAAAGGATACCCCAAAAGATGGGAAGTAGACCCATACGTTATTGAGCAAAGCGAAATTGCTGCGCTCAGAGGAATTTTCCACAGAGAAGACCTTAACGTTTTACAAGAAAAACTTCTCATTACAGTAGAGATGAGAAAGCGTAAGCGAGAATCTGAGCTTGAAGAAGCCCATTTTGAGCAAAACATGGTAATAAATAACCCAGACATGTACCGCGCATACATGGAAAAGAAAAAAGAAGAAGAAGAAAACGATGGTCAACCAATCGTCTGGTCTGCTCCAGAAACGATTGAAGAAGCCCGTGAGTTGGAAAAGATCTTTGCTGAGATTGAATCAGCAAGGAAGAGCGAACAGAACAAAGAAGCCGACGATGAATTTGTAAAACAAGTAAGCCTGATGAACTTACTTGGCGGCATCGATCTAGATCAGATTGGGGATGAGTAATGGCAAACGATGATTCCATTGAAATTAATGCTGGTTTAAATATTGAAGCTGGCAAAGCCAAAGATGATCTAGGTTCAGTATCACGATTGATGAGTGATTCTGCTGAATCAGCAGAGAAAATGAATGATTCTCTCGATGGGACCATTGAGCGTGCTAACAAATTGGCTAGTGCAGCAAAAGACTTAGTAGAGGCACTCACTGCTGGCAAAGACGTATTAACAATCATTGGTTCTATTGCTCAATCCAACGCATCGATCATTAGTAGCAACCTACAGGCGCTAAGAGAAGCTCTTGCTGGAGCGAAGGCCCTCGGTGGCAATATGGGCCAAGCTCTTGACGCCATGAGTATGGTTACGGGCGGTACAACTGGTGGTGTGCCAAATTACGCTACTGCTTCCCAGGACTTTAGTGGGAGAGCTGGCGTACAAACTGGTTACGATCAAGCTACTCTAAATGGTGCAATGCGGATGGGCGCACAACAGAGTGCTGCCGATTCTGCCCAAAGCTCAGGATGGACCTTCCCTGGTACTGAACCGGAAGAAGCAACTCCTTTTGGTTCTAGAAGAACCGTTGATTATGAAGGTTCTCGAGGCAGAGCAACATTTAGTGGTGTTGCTACTGATTTTAGCAGGGTACCCGGTACACCTGCACAAGTGCAGATCAGAGAGCAACTAAAAGCATACAAAAACCTAAGTAGAATAAATGATAGTACTAACGGTTCGATTATACCCTCGGGTAAAGAAGGTAGAGCAGCATCTAATGCGTATAGCTATGCTATGCAGACTCTTAACCGAACTGTCGGTAGAATTCCTGTTGTTGGTAAACAATTTGTTGGTGCAGTAAGTACAGCACTGGACCTCAATGGTGTAAACGCTACAACCATTAGGAATTCAGAAGCGAACAACACTGTTACGATGAGAGATGAAAAAGGCCAAATTCTACTAGATGAATACGGTCGTCTTATGACGACAAGGATTAATGGCATTCCATCCAGTGGACCAGAAAAAACTGCTCTTGATCTTGCTGATAGAGTCGCAAAAATATTTGGCAATAACCTTGTTAATGCCTTCACTAAATATACTGGTTATGCGGGAATGGCCGCCAGTTTTGCAGAAGGTGTTGCATCACAAGCACGCCAATTAACAGGATACGCTCAAGCTCAGGGTAACGTTTTCGGTGAGACTGACTTTGGAAGAACAGCGGGCAACACATGGAATGCTCTTGTGCGTTCAGACTTTGGATTGAACCCCAACTTTAGTTTTCAAAATGTATTACAAAACCAAATGTCTGGCGCAGCTCTTGGACTCAAAGGTAATCAACTTAATAATTATGTAGGTACTGCCCTACAATTCCAAGGTCAATATGGACTAAATGCGCAGCAAACTCAACAGATCTTGGGTGGTAACCTCGGTATCGGTATGTCTGTACAGGGCACAGCCGGTATGGAAAACGAAATTAGATTCCTCCAAAATAAATCAAGCATGTCTAGTGCTTATTCACAAATTGCTAGTTATACAGGTGCTTCTGCTGCGATGGGCATGGGTGCTTCGACTGCTGCTGCTGAGACTATGGGTACTGCCGCTGTTGCTTTTGGCGCTAATAACCTCATTGCCCAGACAGCAGGGTTAACCGGTACCGAACTTATGGGAACTGATCTTGGTACAGCGTTGTTTGCTCAGAACCAAGGCGTTGGCTACATGGATGCTTATTCAAAAATGGCATCAATGTCCCCGAGCGCAGTCCTTACAGCAAATACGCAAGATAACGTAGAACTGTTAACGATGTTGGGTATCGATGTAAATAGTATTAAGGGTCCTAAACAATTGTATAAGTATGCACTGCTACTTGCTAAGGCTTTGCCACAATTGGGCATTACTGATATTAAGACTCCTCAGCAAGCTGTACAATGGGCGTGGCTTGTTATTAGACAGCAAAAAGTGAATTCAAGCATGGGCTCTATCCCCGTGCCAGGAGTTGGAATTTTTAAGGATAGAAAACTTACACCTGCTCAACAAGCTGCAATTAATAAAAAAGACAATAAGTTACAACATATGGTGGGTGCACCTGGGGAACGAGGAGCATCAATCTCAACATTCAAAACCTCGAGCGATACAACAAGTAATGAAAGTATTAGTCTTTACAATCAAAACTATGATACTTCAGGAACTGCTGCAGCTAATACATTAGGTTTGTTAAGAACTAATATAGAAGACCAAACATTCCGTGGCAAACAAGCTACAGCAGCTACCGCTGCTTACCAATCAGCACTTAACGCTGCAAAGTCAGGAAACTTTGCTCAAGCAGTTAATATCGTAGTAACATTCGACAAGGATTCCTCTAAGTGGCTTAAAGCGACACAAAAAGCAGCAAATAGCGGAGCTGGTAGAACCTCTACTAAATAATTATGTTCATAGCTAATACAGGACAACCACAAAACGTAGTAGAGGTAGCCAACCTCATTGATAACACAACGGGCATTACACATTCATTCCCATATAACATCGATCAGCTTACATGGAACTATGAAATGAATATGCAAAGTTTTAGCACGATTGGTGGGCGTGTCAAGCAATTGCTTTCTGTAAAGATAACAACGCTTGCTCTCCAGGGTGAAGCAGGTAGTAGGAAAAACCTCATGGATTTGTATGAGAACTTTAAAACCATGCAGGATAATCAAAACCAAAATAAAGTTTCAATGACTTTGAATGTGCCAAGCAGGAATCTTACCTGGAGAGTCTGGCTCGAGCAGATGCAACTTGGTTGGGATGTTACAACCGTAACATATCCTTACTATATGAGCTTTGAAGCCGATCAAGATGTGAGCGGTGTCTCTACAAATGCTGCTACAGCTGAAGCCCTGCAGCGTATTATAAAGAGCTCTGGTGGCGAAATAGGTTACAACAACGTATGGAACGGTACTGGTTCTGCAAGATCAGTAAACGTAAACCTACCAAAATAAAAAGTTAGGTACTTATGGAAACAAATAATTATTATTACAATTGTAAGATCTCTACTCCAATTCTTCACCAAGATGCGGAGTTGATTAGTTTCAATGGTTTTGCATGGAGTAATTCCATGGGAATGATTCATGAGACACTAGGACAGCAAGGTACACAGCAATGGCTGGGAACGCAACCGTAACACTACAGGGCGCAAATGGCGCCACTACATACGAAATATGGCTACAAATTGTAAGCACTTCAACTAGTAATGAGTTCGTTACGCAACAGGTGCGCGAAAAATTGTCATGGACTCCCATTAGACGTGCAGAAATGTTTATTCAATTTACTGCATTGTGGCCATTGGCAACACCTAACTACAAAAAACCCAAGCACATCACCCAACTCGGCTTTGAAGACATTGATCCTAGAGATGGTTTTGCTAAGATGAATAAGTTCCAGGATGCAATACGCTATCATCAACAATTGATGGTGAATGGTGGAACAACACTACCAATGACTTTGAATTATATAAATAACTCAGATGTATCGTCGCCGTTGTTCAACACTCTCATTAGCCAAGCACCATTAGATCCAATGCAATATAGCGGTTGGATAGCACAAGCAGAAAAGCAATATATCAAATTCCAGAACGTATTTACAACTTCATATAATATGAATATAATTACAAAAAACGTAGCAAATACTCCACTAACCACAGGAACACTTGCTTTGACATATCCGCCAACTGCATCTGATCAAGGCCAACTCGGTTCCAACTGGTTAAATATCCAAGGGTTGAATGCAAACAAAGCAAAAATTGCAGGGATACCAGGGCGATGAGCTTTAATCAATCCGGTACATTTGTCTACTCACCTGACATTAGCGTAGCTATATCTACTATTAATAACGGTGTCATTGACGTATCTGCAGACATTGTTAGCTTTGATATGAGTAGAGAAATAAATCAGACAAGCACATTCTCTTGCGTACTCAATAACCCAAGACGTAAGTACAACCGTGTAATTAATACGATGGATCGTATCACTGTATTTTTAAAGCGTACTAATTTCATTCAGTGTTTTACTGGTTTGGTAACCTATGCACCTATTGAAACTCTAGTGCCAACACCAGTAACTATCAATGCGTCTTGCACGCTATACATACTCCAGCAAACATATTGGGATGATACCCTTATCCAGTACCAATCACTTTTGCTTAACTACATGGACAAGAGTGCTACAAGCAGCCAGGCAACTGTAAATGATGGTGGTATCGCACAGGCGATTGTTAACGTGCTTACTGAAGTAGTTGGTTGGAACACGAATGCGATTCACATTCAAGGGATTCCATGGAACTTTGTGCAGTTTGCCGCAGGTGCTTTCACAAACAACTTGAGCTCTAGCACACAGATAGATCAGCACGTTACAGAAACAATTTCTAAAGTTATAAGCTCCAATGGTGTTGCCAAGGGTAAGAGCTTGGGGACTAATAGTATTGAATTCCAGGGTAATCAAACAGCAAAAGCCGTTGGAGCACCTGACGGTGGAGTTGGCGTACAAATCCATGCATCTAAAGCCGTAGCACTTGTTACCTCCCCACTGGCTGGTGGTAAGGCGAACTTCCCCGGTCCTAACCCATCAAACCCGGTTAAACTCGAGCTGATTAACCAAGACATTTACTATTGTTCTGCTGCGTTCTCATATCTACAGCTTAAAAACAATGTCACTGTTGAGAATGCAATCAATTGGCTTGCGTATAACCCCGTTAAGAACTCATACGATGGTCGTCTACTGCTCATTACCAACCAAAAAACGGGCAAAGTTGTTGCTGTTAGGACAACGAGTGTCCCACAAGCGCCATATTCCAACGCAGTTAAAGGTTTCTCAGCGTATGATCCCAACGTTGATTATCTGCAGTGCCACCCTGGTGTAATATCTTACCTCAATGGATCTATCGGTGACCCAACCGCCTGGTCATCTTCTAGCCCATCTCCACATATGCCAGGTGCTGCCGGTGACTATGCAGAAATAACATTCGAATGGGCAGACAATGCAAAGATTACAGCCGGACCACAGCCTGACCTCAATGCAAGTAATGCTAGTAACTATTATGGTTATAATTCAACTAAGGCAACCGAACCGACAGCAATAACTGATGCTCTTAATAAGCTGATCCATAATCTTCGTGGGCAAATAGGAGACTCTTACACAGAATCAGGCGCAGGGCGTATGAACCCAGGAGTGTATGGAAAGCACACTGGTTCTTTTGACTGTTCAGGGCTGGCTTATTGGGGCTATTCAACAATAGGCATTAAACTTGGTGGCCTCTCTTGGGGTGATACATGGACAGAATGTGGACCAATTGATGGTAGTCATCCAGAGATATACGGTCAATGGATCCCAAACACTGTTCAACCACAGGTTGGTGACCTTATGTTCTGGGAAGTACCAGGAGATGTTGGAGCACCGCCCCAGCACGTAACTATTATGAGCGTTAATTTTGGAGATCCACCTCCTTCTAACAATGCTCAGGGTATTAACCAGGCAATTCCCGGCGTTGGCTACTCAATCCAAGCAAATACTTATGGTGTACCATTGAATGAGTCAGAGGTCATTTGGTCACAAATTGTTGGTGGACAACAACAAAGCTGGGGTGGAAGACTTATTGGTTGCCGCAGGCCAATCACGTTGCATCCTGGCTGGGGCAATAACCCTAAGCAAAATTACAACCCTACAATTTCTACAAACAATACAGCAAGTCAAACAACACCGAATTCTGGACCACAATTCTACGACGTTTCTGTTTCTGGCAAAAACTCCGCATTCAGTCTTACTGGCGCATATAACACAGGGTTCCAGACACCAAACTTCAATGTAACTGCGTCTGTTATCCAGGGACACCCCCAAGCATTTATCCTTGATAACCCTGTTATGCAAGATATAACTCAAATCATTGGTGCAGGTCTACGAATGTTCCAAAGTGCTCCCAACGGCGACTTCGTTGCTTGGTTCCCTGATTACTACGGTGTCTATGGTACACAACCAGCACTTGATATTAGTCCAGTAGAAATAATTGACTTCCAGATCTATCATGATGACACTCAATTGGTTACACACGTTTCAGTTATTGGTGATACAACGGGCATCGGCCAACAAGTAAGTACTGTTGACCAAATGGTTAATCAAGGCATTGTTAGCATCCAAGACGTAAGTACTATGCAGATTCTTTTCGGTAAGTACAACCAGAATGTTAAAACCATTGCAGACAATGAAAAGAACATTACTAACTTTTTAAATAGATACGGGTTGAGACCTTCTGTCACACAACAGAGCATGATTCACACCCATGCTTTAGAGTACATTTATGCTCTGCAGACCTTTATGCAGCAATGGGTTAACCAGTTTGTAAGCACCGTATCTCTTACATTCATGCCTGAGTTGTACCCAGGGATGAGAATCTCATTGACGTTAGACAATGAATCTGGCGGTACTGATAACTATCAGTTCTATGTCTCTTCGGTACAACACCAAGGCGATAGAAGCAATGGTTTTTTGACTACTGCTACATTGACAGCGCCGATCAAAAACGGTGAAATTATGCACTATGGATTGAACTTCGTATCATGAACTTTTTTACAGAAGATCAGAATTTTAGAATCAATGGCGTACGAAAAGTTACCCTTACAACAGGGCCACAACTTCACCCATTTAGTAGCGTGCAGACTGCAACAAAGAATTATTATTGTAATGGCGTAGACACTAAGGGTTTCCAATACGAAATTGACCTTCAGGCTATGCCGCCTGGTGTTTCCATAGACCAACTAGGCCCAAACCAAGTATGGTGGGTAGAAAAACGCACAAGCCTTTACCGTATTTATCTATACGGTGGTGTTTATGACCCAGTTACTCGCCAGATAAACACTACTGCTCCATTGCCTACACCAACTGTGTCTGGTAATTACTTGCCAATATCTGGTGGAACAATCAGTGGTAACTTAACGGTAACTGGCACAGCAACACTCCAAGGTGGTTTGTACGTTACTAGCCCACTAGTGGGTGGTGTAACCGCTACAAATGGCCAATCGTTGGTCTACAACGGTACGCAATGGGCACCAGCTACCATCAGTGGTGGCACCGTGTCTGGTAATTATCTACCTATTTCAGGTGGTACAGTCTCAGGCAACTTGGTTGTTGCATCAGGTTTAACTGTTAGTGGTGCTTTAACCGTTGGTAGTGAAGTAGACACTGGTGCAATGACAGTTGGCGGCAATCTCACCGTTACAGGCACAACCACTCTTAACAACACACTCGCTGCCAACAGCGGTATCACCCTTGGTCAAGCAACAAATATAAATTTCCTAACTGGTGGTGGTTACCAGCTTTCTGTAAGCGGGTCAAACCCAGGAACAATTATTATTCCTGGCCCTGGCCTTGGTTCAACCGATACTCTTGCAACTCTAAATGGTACTCAAACGCTTAGTAATAAAACACTTGCCACTACTACGGTATCGGGTAATCTTGTTGTAGCTAGTGGTCTTACAGTTAGCGGTACTGTAACCGCTACTGGCATCCAGATCTCTGAAAGTCAAGTAACTAATTTAACTACAGATCTTGCTGCTAAATTCCCATATTCTGGTGGTACTATAAGCGGCAACCTTACGGTTGCTTCAGGTCTTACTGTTAGTGGTGGTATAAATATTAGTGGTACACTAGCCTATAATGGGCAAACCGTTCCTTCAACCAACTATATTGCCAACTATAACTCAGGTTATGGTCCAGCTACTGGCTATGTACTGACATATAACCCCGGACTTGGAGTAATCTATAATAATTCTATTACCGGTGGTCTTATCCTACAGGGTGCTTCATCAGTCCAGAGCACCCTTACAGTAACATCAGGACTTACTGTCACCGGTACCACTACTCTGGGTAGTGGTTATGTATCTGTAAGTGGATCAGGAACTTCAGGTTATATAACTGTTGGTGGAGCAGGTGGTTTAGTCTCTGCTGCCAATATTAATGGAACTTCTGGTGTTTTTTCATCTAGCTTAACTAGTAGTGGCACACTATTTGTAACAGGTACCTCTACCCATGTTGGTAATGCTACTTTTAGTGGTACAATTACATCAAATGCTTATCTACCTAACGTTGCAAGCATTACTGCTACATCCAATGCAGCCACCGTTAGTGGATCAACCTATACGTCTACTAAGGTAACCAACAACTCTGCGGCAACCCTAGCTATTACTATGTCTACTACTGGTGCAGTAGACGGTATGCAGGCGATAGTTCGCATCCTCGATTTTAGCGCAGTTGCTCAAACTATTAGCTGGACAAATACTGAAAATTCACAGGTATCTGCTCCCACTACATCGAATGGTTCAACGACTCTTCCCCTAACTGTTGGCTTTATTTATAATGGTTCCACTTCTAAGTGGCGCTGTGTGGCGGTGGCTTAAATGGCTATTACAGTTGGCACAACTTCAAACACAACTCCTCTTGCCTTAAGTACGTCCCCAATATCATTGCCAAACAGCTATACAACCAAGGCAAATGATGTCGCAGTTATTATCATTGGTACTCCCAGTGCTGACTGGACTGGCGTAACAGTATCTGGGTTAGGCGCTTCTTGGATTATTAAAAGTCTCCCCGCTACAAGCGGTAATAACGGTAACTGGTTTGCAATTGGCTATGGATGTTCTGCTGGAAATACCACATTTACTCTGTCTAGTAACCCTGCCAGTGGTACAGCAGTTGGTGTTGGAATTTTTTCTGGAGCTTCCTCTGCTGCACCAACCCAGCTATTTGGCCCTTTATCAAATACAAATAACTTCTCCACTGTTACAGGTACTAATTTGTCATGGTCAGCTGGTCAGTTATTAATTGCCTTTGGCCAAGCATATCAATGGAACAACCTTACTCCTTCAGGAACTTGGGCAGGAACTTCTGACACTTTTGCTGCACGTAATGGTACTACTAGAATGGTTTTTCTTGACTACTTAATAGCACCATCATCTCAGACCAACCAATCGTACGTCTCTCCTCAGTCTGCATCAGCATATCCAATTGGTTCTGTTTATGGTTTTGCCATAAAACCAGCAAGCAATGGCAATATGTTCCTAGCAATGGGTTTTTAGAGAATGTACTACAGACCGTATTTTAACTAAGATACTATGAAGACGATTACAGTTAGCAATGGTGATATCCAATTAAATAACGGTAAATTACAATTCACCGTTGGTAGCAATAAACTAATACAAGACCTTACTTTGTGGCTAGAAGAGCCACTGGGTACAGGGTTCACAACGCCTGGTTTTGGTAGCTTGCTTACCGATATCGTTGGTAAAGCCCAGGGGTATAATACCTCTAGCACAATCCAAAGCGAAATATCTAGAGTCCTTCAACTATACCAGGGTCAACAGGCCTTAAGCTTGCAAAATGCTCAAAATTCTGCTCAACTATCTTATTGGAATAAAAGCGAGATTATAAAAAGCATTGATTCCGTGCAGGTAAGCATACAAAATACTTCTGTAATAGCTAACATATATTTAACAACCTTAGCTAATACGAAATTAAACTTAAACGTCTATTTGGACAATGATGGAGTTAGTGTAAACAATGGCTGATACAACTGGGGTACTTGCCCGGCTACAAGCTGCGCTGTCGGTATACGATCCCTCTTGGGACGTTAGCGTTGGCACAGCAACATTTAAAATCTTAGAAGCTGTAGCACAAGAGATCGCTTACGCTAATAACAACTCTGTCCTACAAACATATAGCTATGACATTAGTACAAAGTCTGGCGCTGAGCTCGATGCCTTTTGCAACCTTTTTGGTATCTATCGTCAGCTAGGCAAGCGTGCTTCAGGCACCGTCACTTTTTCTATCAGCACTGCATCGACCACTGTAGTTAACATCCCAGTCGGTACGCAGGTATCTGTACCGATTGGTACGAACTACACAACGCCAATCATTTATTCAACTACTGCACCGGCCATCATAGGTATCGGTGATTACACAGTAGATGTACCTGTTGTAGCAGTCCTCCCCGGTGCCACTGGCAACGTCCCTAGTAATACCATAACAAACCTTATGACTTCGCTCATCAGCGTCAATGCTGTGAATAACTACAATCCAATCTCTGGTGGTCTTGACCCAGAGAGCGACTCAGCTCTTCAAAATAGATGGACGAGCACTGTATTTAGTAACAATGCAGGCACACAAGGTAAATATGTTGTTACTGCGTTGCAAGATCCTAACGTTACCCTTGCGAATGCAATCGGTCAACAAAACTTTTACAGTGAACAAGCACAGGTTATTTCAACAATTAGTGGTACATCAAATGCTGGAACAGTAACGTTTAATTTGGTTGCTCCTAGCGGTGTTATTAACAATGTCACCTATACAGGAAGCACCAACGTTGCATCCAGTGGTTTCCTATATAGCACTAATGCATCGGCTCTTGCGTCCGGCCTTAACGCTATGATGTCAGGGGTATACCCATCACTTGTAACTAGCAGTGGTTTTTCATTCTCTGTTAGTGGAGCAAATGGCACCAACACAATTGCAAGCGGTATGTACATCTCTTCCAACCTTGCTTCCCCATATAGACTGACTATATCAGGGTCCTCTACTACTAGTGGTATAACTACATTTACGGGCACATTGGCCAGCGGTAGTGTTTACACTTTTTATGATTACATTGTATCCAACAACCCTGATGTTGGCTTGTCGGGGACCATGTCGTATAACAGCGTAAACAGCGGTTACCTTTTCCCACAAGGGAATGAGCTCCTTGGCACTAACTTAAATACATACAATCAAACTACATACGCCAATCTAACAGATTACTTTTACCCTACAAACCCTGTAGCGCCGTTGACGATCACCATTGCAAATAGTACTAACAACCCAAATCTTTTTATTGGTAACACACCACAACTTATTTCTGAATACAATGCCGCATCGAGCCGTTCTACAACGTTAACTAGCGGAAACTATGTTGATATTTTTATCAATGGTACGACACCAAATACCGCCACTGAACAAATTGTATTCAACCCAAGCTTTACATTGACTTCTGGCAACGCAATAAATTATTTAAATACTCGTAACTATACACTTGCGAGTGGTTCAATAGCAGCAACCAACCCTTCGGTGTCTGGTAACTATTACTTGCCTTTGAATGTACAGCCTGCAATAAATTTCCCATCTCAAATTAGCTCCGCAAACCCTACAAGCGTTGACACGATTTATCTATATAACACAGCTATAAGCTCAGGCACAACATACCCAATTGCTATCAACCCTGAACCGGGCACAAACGCAACGCCTTTCCCAACAGCAACATTTACCGCTGGGCCGGTCACAACTAATCAAATTGGTGGATACTTCTTGCCAGTCAGCGGTAGCATGACAAACCTTATACCAGGTATGATTCTTGGTTCTAACAACTCTATAATTTCTGGAACTCAATTCTATATTCAAAGCATAACTTCTAGTGGAGTTTATTTGAATAAAGCTATTACAACTACAAGCGCAATCAATACAACTATCACTCTAACTGGATGCGTAGCGTTCTACCCATTATTTGACAACACAAATACACAAAACAGTGTTCAATCAATGACAGGGCTTGGCCTTTACGTCCAGGCATCTGGGATAAATGGATGGCCTGCGTTCCCAAGCTCTGTAAGCTGGGCTACATACAACCATTCTTACAATAACGATGTAACAACGGTTGAATCTCTTGTGCAGCAAAGTAGACCATTCGGATCAAATACTCTTGTGCACCAAGCGAACTTTGTTAACCTTGTTGTGAATGCAAGGATTGTCTTCTCTAATGGGTACAGCTTGTCTACGGTGCAGAGTAATATCTTTAACCAGATCGATAATTACTTTAACAACTTTTCATTCCTTGGTACGATTTCGTTCGCAGATGTAGCATCACAATTCCTATCCTCAGCTGGCGTAGCGAACGTTAAGATCACAAACATCAACGTCGTTGCTTTGGATGGTACGTTGATTAATTCATATCAGAAAGATTTCATTCTGGCAAGCAATCAGCTACCAAACCTGTACAACATCATTTACACAGTCACAGGAGCTAGTAACTTCTAATGCCTGCAAACCTGCTGCCAGTATCTCTTCACAACACCTTTATACAAAAGGTACGAAACTTCCCCGACGACGTTTACAACTTCAATGATAATGATAATCTCACTACATTGATGAAGATCTTGCTTGGGAATAGCGGGACGGGTCAGCTCAATAATTTGCAAATGGTCGCCCGCTTGGGTCAACAGACTCTAGAGTTCAGCAACCTCGATAACATCCTTGGAACCATCCTAGAAGTACAAAGGACATCTCCAGAGATTTATAGCTTTGCTACTAATCCTTTTATCGATCAGCTTACAGCTACTCAGTGGCAAGAAGTTGCTGAAAAGGACGCGAGCTATAGAGAAACTTTGTTGGGAGCCGCAGAAGCTTTTCAAATGGGAGCAACTGTATGGGGCATACTTACACTGTGCCAGGCTCTAGCTGGCATAAAGTTCTATGCTGTAGAAACGTGGAGAACTCCTGGTTATGGACGCTCTGGCATAAACACACAAGAAGAAATTGTACTCATACCATTGCTGGATAATAGTGGGATTTTCACTTGGAACCAAAGCGATGCTCATGCGATCCTAAGCACAGCACAAAGATTGATACCAACTAACTTTGTTATAAGTTTTGGCAAGCCTATCCAAACATTTACCCAAGTTCCATTGAGTAACGTAGCAACAGCGTCTGGCTACTCAATTAATTTCTTTTTGCAACCATCAGTGCAGACTGCACAGATCAACCCACCAGCTAATCCAAAACCAGGTACTTACACAAGGTATTGGTTAAAAAACAATAGCAGCAGCACAGCACCATTCTTTGCTCACTTGTTAACCCAAGAGAAATCAATTGATCAGACGGGCAACATAACGTTCTGTTCGAGCACCGATTCTTCTGTTAACCCTTCTAACAGTATTGCTAACCCATCCTTGTCCGTGACTGCAACCATGTACGGTGCACAATAATATGTCAATAATCCCAAACAACGTAGACCCATCAAAAGATTATGTAACACAGGGTGTTAACCCACCTTTGACTTCTAACGGTCTTGTGTACAACCAAATTTATGCACACACAGGTGTTATTGATTCTCTAAGTACAACAAGCACAAATGGTTACTCTGATCCTAATTTAAGCATTACAAACAGCCCGAATGGTCTTCTGAGCTTTGACCCCACAGCAGATACTGTATGGTACTCAACGCCAAATTTCGGTGGCCCTGGCAGTGCACCAGTAATTAATACTTACACATTTAGTTCAAATACTTATTTTAACTTTACAAGTTTTTTTGTACTCAATGTTCCTTGCTACGTTGAACTTGGTTTTGAAAACAATGGCGTTTGGACTGCGTTGCCAGGCCAATCTACTTTTATTATTAATGGTGGGCCAAATATCTATGCAACTGATGATTGGTTCTTGATAGAGTACACAGCCCCGTACACACTTTCATCAAATAATATCGCTGTAAGAATCACGAGGCAGCAGGCTGTATCGCAATACGATAATAGTGGTAATTATACAAACGTATCTTACCCAGTTGGCATTCAACAGTTCTCTGTAAAGTTTAATATCCAACAAGTTTCTGATGTCCCTTCAAGTGTAATAAGTGGGACCAATACAATTGTTAGCCAGAATGCCCTCGGTCTTGTTGAAAACTTCTCTTTTGTGAACTACCCAACTGCGAATATGTTTTCCAGTGCGTCTGGTTCGCTCTATTGGAAGAGTGCACCACAACCCGTAGGTGATGCAATCGTTTATTTTTATGCCAAGGTGAGTGACCCTAGCCCAACTACTATAAACCGTTTGTACATTGATCCGCTTTATAGTGGTTGTAAATTTAACGTATACTATACAACGCAAACAACTTCTGGCGGGACAATAGATCCCGGTACATTTTACTGGTCCCCTGTACCACAAGACTTTGTGCTCCGTAATGGTATCTACGAATTACCACAAACTTCTTGCACTTATCTAAAGTTTGAATTTACTCAGCTGGTTCCTGAGGCATACGATTTGCCTTTCGATACTGTCAACAGAACTATTAATACTTTCCCATATTACATTGAGGAACTTTACTCAGAGCTCGAGCTTGGCATCGTTGATGGTAGTGCAACAAACTATTCATTGATTAATAACCCCAATCTGACCACACAAACCCAAGTAAATAATCAGATTAGCCCTTCAACAATCTTTGGATTAGCTACACAGACGGTAGCTGGCAATAACAATTGGCCTAGCCTTGCTGCACTTAACTCCTCACAAATTGATAATGAAACTACGGTTGGTGTAAGCACAGCGTCACAGATCACGGACCCTAGTATTAGTTACAAGTTGCTTGACCAGAATGGGTCTTACAATGGTCAATCGTATACACAATTCTTGCAACGTAAGTTTAATAACAACAGTGTCCACGTTTACAACCAGCTAACAATTCCTCAAATCTGGCATGAATCATACTTTGTTGGTATCAAATACATAACTGCTTTTTATGAGAATACGTACGATGAACTCTTGTCGACTCCTAATACTTTATTGTCAAAGAACGGTACCAATAGCGGATTTTATGCTCAGGGTACTAATTACGTCCAATTAAACCCCGACGATATTGCCGTATCGCCATGGTTCTCAACTATTGATAAATTCAATAGTTTTAATATTGCTGGTCTGACAAGCGATTGGCGTAGTTTCCTAACTCAAGGTCAACCAATAAATCTTGATCAAACTTTGATGAACAACATCAGTGGTTCTCTAGCTACAATGTCGATTTCTGGTGCAAGCCTTAATTACGTCACCAGCCTTGGTGCAAGCTCTGTGTATTCCGTATATGCATCGGGTACATCATATGGCATCAAATCACCTGCCTATAAAAGTCAATCAAATCTGCTTAGTTATTATGATTCAAACTTCATTATACCTAGCGGTTCGTCGTCTCCTTGGTATGGTATAAGCGGCACAACTATAAGTCTTTCCCCAATCTATAATACTTCAGTTAGTGGGATTGTTGTCACCGGAGCGCCGTATGTTGCTGCATATAATTTTACTCTGCCAGGCGCCTATAGCGTTAGCGGTACAACACCATGGACTGTTGCACTCGGCACGTCGGCACTAGGAACGATAGGTTACGCTGAGTATACACCTGCAAGTGGTGTCAACTATTATTTCTTAATTAATGCTGAGGCTACAGCCTCGGGAAACATTAGTCTTTACACCCAATTTATTAATCCAAATAATAACTCAGCAATCTCAGGAACACTGGTTAGTGGCACTGCCATCAGTGGTACGTCACAATATTCACAATATGTTCTAACTGGTACAAATTACTCTACTGGAATACCAAGCAATACTATCCAAGTGGTTGTTAGTGGAACCATACCATATCAGCTTTATGAGTTTGGCGCTTATAATTCACCGACTTCAATCTGGACAAGTTCTGTTGACCGTAACAACATGAGGGTTAGTGGTGTTGCTAGAACATACTTGCCAAATAGTAACAACGGAACATATAGGGCAAGTCTTATTTCTACAGATGTTAACGGCAATAGCTATGAGTTGACTTACAAACAATATCAACCAAATACTTTGCCGGTCAAAACATGGTTTGACATCGAGCTCGAAAGCTTTACTGGCACAAACTACTCAACTTTTACAATGCAGTTGGTACAAATTAATAGTGCCATCGCTGAAACATTCTATGTGGCAATGCTTGCACCGTTCTACCACCCAGTCCGTTATGAATACACCACCAGTAGTGGAGCAAGTATAACCAGCGCAAGTGGATGGTACCCAATAACAACTGGTATTAATGACCCAAGCCAATTCATTGCTATCGCTTCTGGTTCTAATGCCAGTGGTATCCAGGTGCGTATGACTGCTCTTGATCAAAACATTTATATTTCTGGAGTAAGTGTTGTCCCTTATTACAAACAGTCACCATTGTATATGAATCTAGATATTGATTACCTTGGTAGTAGTTTTACTAATGAGACACCTGCTCATACAAGCATTAGTAACAAGCCATACTTTCAGTTGAATAAAGAAGTTCATCCGTCTATCTTTAATATAAATAGAATTGCTCCAGGCATCAATACTTTCTATATCGATTGATTTCATTCAGTCAACATGCTAAGATCGATATATGACTTCAGAGAAGACAATCTTTGTTCAAAAAAGTAATTTACTCAATGGAGTACTAAGATACTCGTCTTTGGACCCAAAAGTCAAGAAATTATTTTCTCTTGATAACTACGGCACTCTTCGGAATAGAGACCGTATTGATGAGTTTGATGCTCTGGTCAGGGAAAATGGCTACACTTTAAAGTTTGAAGATATCATGGCGGAACGTGCATACAACGGGCTGCTTGCCTGCAGTACAAAGCCATACGAAGTGAATAGTCCGTTCCTGGATGACCACAAACTGTTCCCATTTCAGCACGTTGGCTTGAACTATGTGTGGGATCGTATGCACTCAAAAGACCCACATGTACTAGTCCAGTGGGACACCGGTGCTGGTAAAACCTTACTCAGTTGTTTGACAAGCCAGAAGCTTTCTGACGCTGGCGATATTGACTTGGTGTTGGTTTTCTGTAAGAAGATTAAACAGTATGACTGGGAACAAGAGTTCCGCCGCATGACTCACCTAGAAGTAAGTCGTGTACCTGAGAAAATGACACGTCGTAACCGTCATATGTTCTATGAACAAACTACGTCAAAAGTCCTTGTGCTGAATTATGAAAAAGTCCGTGAAGGCAACATGGTCAAAGTTAAAGGGCAGCGTAACAAAGTACTCTCTTACGACCGCACAGACTTGCTACAAGTGCTCGAGCTCATCAAAGATAAGCGCGTGCTGATCATCATTGATGAGGCCCAGAAAATTAATAGTGGCGTAAGTTTGCTTGGTGAAGGCTTCCACCGTCTTATCAACAAATCAGAAGCAAAGACTATGGTTCTTGCTCTTACAGCAACGCCTTATACAACTAGCCCACTAAACATCAGAAACATTTTTTCTGCAATAGCACCCAAGATTACAGATGTTAGTGACATGTCAAGAGACGTATTCAAGCGCATGTACGGGCTTGATTTCGGCATCTTTAACAACGGTTATGTACAAGAAATATATGTCAAGGAATGGGATAGAACAAAGCTTCCGTTGCTTGGTAAGAAGCATGAGGAATGGACTCACATCGCTATGAAAAGCGACCCCATTATCTCAGCACAGTTTCCTGAAAGCATCCCTAAAAAGATTGTCTATGAATTGTCTGACATAGACCGTGAGATTTATGATTGGGCTGAGGGTTGGGCTCGAGAACACTACAACCCAGACAACCCCGTTGCAAACTGGGCATATATTGACATGCTTAGAATGATTTGCAATACGACAGAAGGTTTGCGGAATAGCGGCAGTAAGTTTGCAAAAGAAATTGTTGCAGAGTTTGGTGACGACATTAGCATCGCTAACAGTGCAAAGTACCAACTCATTGAAAGCAACCTTGAGACGTACGTTGAAGCGGGGGACAAAGTTGTTTTGTTCACGTTCTGGACGAATGGTACATTGTTCCCCTACCTAGAGGCCCTAAAGAAGAAGTTCCCCGGTATCCCAGTGTTACCCATCTGGGGTGTTGGTATGGACAGCCAAACTGTTGCTGATAATATCAAGACGTTTAATACAACAAGCGGACCTGCTATACTTATTACTTCAGACGTAGGACAGGAAGGGCTAAACCTATATGCCCCTTATCTTTGGAACATCGAAGTACCGCGCACTTACTCAGACTACAAGCAACGAGCTAACAGAATTAATCGAGCGGACTCAAAAAGCAAAGGCATTGACCATACTTGGATCTATCGAGCGGTGGCTGCTAATACAATTGAAGAGCGTGCCGATGCTAAGATCCTTAGAAGAAGAGACGAAGCAGAAGCAATTAGAGGTGTAGTCGACGACTATGCTGATTTAAATGATACGATTGATCTAACACCCCGTGGGTTCCTATGGGGATAACGCAGAAAAGGAGGTGACAAATGAACCAACACCAAGAGTACTTATCCCTCTAGGATTGGAAAATTTTGTTAAAGAAAGCTATAATTACAATTGTATTATCATTAAGTATTTTTGCAGTTCCCTTAACGGCCTCGGCAACACCAAAACATCATGTGTTGGTAGCTGCTAGGGTTGTACTTAGCGCAGTAGTTATTGCCGAATGGCAAAGGATAGCTACCTGTGAAGAGGGTGGCAACTGGAATTATTTTAGTTATTGGTACCCAGATGCTTTGGGAATTGATAGACCGAATTGGATTCAATTCGGGGGAAGCGTTGCAAAACCAAGTAGTAGAGCAACACAGATTAAAATAGGGACAAAGTTCCTGCGTGCATACCACATGGCTATGCCGGATCAACAGGGTTATTGTGCCCCATGGTAGAAAGATAAATAGATATGGCAATTAATAAGTATGACCAAATTCACCAGGATGTTATGGACCTGCTCCTTAAGGGAGAGATGCACAGCACATTGGTTGGAAAGCAGGTCACGCTCGGTGGTTCAGAAGCAAGCACGCTTCAACAAGCCGAAGAATTCACAGAATATATTGTAGATCTGCTTAAGAAAGCAGAACAATTTAGAAAGGACAATGTAAAAAAGCCGAGAAAGTAGCCTTAGTCAGTGAAGCGGGCAGATCTTAAGCCCCTTCCTGAAGGGCCTGGTCTTCCTCGGGGGTTGCAGTCAGCATCATGCTTAGACTCCCCCCGAGGCCCTTCCAGCTTAATTCATTAAATTATGGAAAATACAACCATTGATTATAGCTGGCAAAAGGACGCTTCTTGTTCTGCGCTATCAGCTGAAAAATACGATGCTTTCTACCCTGGACAAGGTAAAAGCCCAGATAAAGAAGCATTGTTGCTATGCACTACATGCCCCGTTTACGATAATTGTTTGAACCATGCATTGCTTTATGAAGATTATGGTTACTGGGCAGGTACTAGCACTAAGCAACGTAGAGTGCTACGCCAGGAACTTGGTATTAAGTTGATTGATATCGACTACGAATCTACACTAGAAGTTGTTGCCGAAATAACAAAACAACAGCAGGCAGTAGCAATCAAGTCAAGTAAAAAGAAGCGCGGCCCTAAAAGGAAGAAGGAAGAATGCGAATCGGACTCGTTGTCCCAGTTTTAAATAATTTTGATCAAGCTATTGATCTGGTCTATTCAGCTAAGAGTAATAACGAACTTAAGATTTATATTCGCCCACAGTATCGTTACCAAGTGCCATTGGCGGCAGCCTGGAACAAAGGTATTCGTGAGGCTATCTTTGATAACTGTGATGTCATTATTGTTAGCAACGATGACGCAATCTTTGCACCAGGCACTATCGATCGCTTGGCTGTAGAGACTCTTGCCATGGTAGATAACTTTGTCATGGCATTCCCAGTTGACGTGCTGGATGAGTTAGCAGACCCAACAGACATTCTTTTCATAGAAGACGAAGAGTTTTCTGGCAATAAGAATGCAGAAGACCAAAGCTTTTCTTGCTTCGCTATTAGACCAGATTTTTTTGATCTATGTGGCACATTTGATGAAAACTTCGACCCAGCATGGTGGGAAGACGCTGACATGAAATACCGCATTAAATTGCTTGGTTATAAAACACTTCAAACGGATGTTCCATACGCGCACCTTAGGCACCAATCAACTAAGAAGTTAACACTACCTATAAACTCACTAAAGTCTGGCGAATATTATGTTAGAAAATGGGGTAGTGCGAAGAAAGACTTGCATGAAGTATACAATAAACCCTATAATGATAGTACGTTAAGTCCTAAAGACTGGAGATAGTTGTGAGCAAGATCAAAGTATTGGCGTGGGGTGACTACGCGTGTAGTACTGGCTTCGGTACAGTGATGAAGAACATCATGAGTGAGATCAACAACACTGGAAGCTATGAGATCGATGTTGTCGGTGTTAACTACGATGGTGGCCCATACGACACCTCAAAGTGGCCAGGAAGACTTTGGCCTGCTATCAGTGCACTCCGCACACAGGGCCCTTACGGTGACGTATTCGGTCGTCAGGTTTTTCTTGACCTCCTTGGTCAAAACAATTATGACATTGTTTTCATTGTCCAAGACACTTTTATTGTTTTGCCTATTGTTCCTCAGATTCTTGAGCTGCAGCGAACGAAGCCAAATACTTTCTCGACTATCTATTACTACCCATTCGATTGTACGCCACGTGAAGAATGGGTTAAGCAATGCGTTACTAGCTTTGACTTCCCTGTCGCCTATACAAAATACGCTAAAGATGAAAGTCGCAAGTTTGTTGGAGCGATTGCTGACAAGCAGGATGTTATTTACCACGGTACCAATACCAATGACTTCTTTCCTCTTACGCCCGAACAGAAACAAGAAACAAGGAAGGCCATCTTCCCACCAGTTTTGCAAGACCGTTTTATTATCACCAATGTGAACCGGAACCAGGGACGTAAAGATGTTTCTAGAAGCCTAATGATCCTTAAGCAGCTGCACAACATTGGAATGAAGAACGCATTCCTTTATATGCATATGCAAGAAACGGATTTTGGCGGTAGCATCATGCAGATGGCCGCATCAATTGGTCTAAACCCTGATAGTGATTTCACTATCCCAGACCCACGTCAGTTTGGTGCACACAGCGGATTTCCAATTGAATTTTTGAATGGTATTTACAACGCTAGTGACGCTTACCTTACTACAACGCATGGTGAGGGTTGGGGCTTGAGTATCACCGAAGCTATGGCAACGAAGCTTCCAGTCATTGCTCCCAACAACACATCAGTACCAGAAATCCTTGGTGAAGACCGTGGTTGGAGAGTCCAGAGCGGTCACACACCAACACACTGGATCATCAAAGAGAACGACAACGAGCGTATGCGCCCGCTGATGGATGTAGAAGAAGCTGCTGAAACTATCAAGTACATCATGGAACACCCAGAGGAAGCTGCCGAACGAGCAGAGAATGCTTACGCCTGGGTGAAAGAAAATACTTGGGAAAACATTTGCAAGCAATGGATCAACGTTTTTAACAGAGCTACTAACAAGGCACGCACAGCCCGTAAGTTCAAGGCTTCGTAACATGCAGCGTTGGTGAATACCGTAGAGAAGGATTCTGGGCGACAGGTCTTCGTTTGGGTGACAACTCTATCCATATCCCCAATGGCGGTTGGCATTGGACTTATATTGGTGATACTGCTTTTATTAAGGACAAGATCAAAGCTTTTGCTCATACAGAATTAAACAACGATGCTATAAACAGCAATGTGGATAGTAACTTTGATGAGAACACAGATGTATTTGGCCGGGGTTTTGAATTAAAACTGGTAGAATTTGATGAAGAATATTACCCAAAGTATCTCATCGAAAACAAAAACAAATATAAGAAATTTATTAAGGAATAGCAATGGTTTTCTTTCTATCCTATGATCAGTGGTTGAGATATGGCATTAGCCATGGTTATTGTTCAGAGCAATTCTGCAACACTCACGACGGTCCACCAATGCACGAGAGCGAAGAGCTAGAATGGGAAGAAGGTGGAGACCCTTGTATGCATGTTGTACGATTGGGTCAACCATCTGATTGGGATATTAGCGAATGATGTTCTGCTCCTGTGGCGCAATTGGTTAGCGCAAGAAACTTTTAATTTCGAGGTTGTAGGTTCGAGTCCTACCAGGAGCACTCCGAACGAAGCAAATACCGTAGATGCAGCAAACTCCTGGGAATGAGGATAAACTTCCCAACAACGGGTAGTAGGAAAGCTTGGTTAATCCGCGAAGTTTGGGTCTTCGAGATCGGGGGTTCGAATCCCTCCTACCCGACGCAGTAGCCCTTGTAGCTCAGTTGGTATTAGCCTCAATAGTACAATGGTAGTACAGGTCACTTGTAATGATCTAATGTGGGTTCGATTCCTGCTTGAGGCACAAATAAAAGATTTAATTCATAAGATATTCGGGTGAGATGTTACGGTAGCATGGCGGTCTCCAAAACCGCTCGACTAGGTTCAATTCCTAGCACCCGGGCCAAGGAGTTAGTATGACAATGAATTTAAAACAAGCAGCCACAATCATGCTAGAGTTGTGCAAGATTCCTGCTGAGCCAAAATTGGTAGCGGCGTTTAGTAATTACTCAGCTAATAGTATGTGGATTAAGGGTATACTTAAAAGTGCAGCCCCCGCAGCTAACACTCTTAATAATCCTGTTTATGAAGAAGCATTAAATGTTTTGCGTGCCAACGGAATTGATGTTAATATCTTTGATACCAACTAGTAAGGAGTAGAAGTGAAGAGTAGGAATAAGTTTTTCCTAGCAGTACCAGTAATAGTAATAATCATTCTTTTTGCAATCATTGGCGCTGTGCACCTTATCCATTCTCAATGGATTGGTGAACAACCAGGTGGGTCTGGTTACCTACAAAAAGCTGTAGGTTTGATCACAGATGCACCACACGCTACCGCTGAGCTGTTCTACTCTACAGTGGAAGACCTGGTAATCTTGGCTGTAGGCCTTGCTTGGGGTAAGCGACTCTGGCGCAAGGAGCACAAGAAGTTTGATGATGATCATGGAGTGAAGCACTAATGTCACCGCAGTATAGAGTCGAAATTGAACAAATAGAATGTGCTTGCGGTTGTGGCAAAATGATATTTGATAAAAATAAATATTATGATTCAAGGTCGTGGATCATTGGCCACAACCTAAGGGCAGCTCATCGCATGACACAAATTAGCCCGTATGGTGATATCGATAAAATTTATGACATTATGAATACTGTTGAAGAAAATTTTGATGAAATTTTTAATGGCATATCAGTGTTACAATATGGTACACTAGAAGAATTGGACGATCTTATTTATTAGTTTTACGCCTCTATAGCACAAGGGACAGTGCAAAGGAGTTCTAACCCTGGGATCTCAGTTCGAGTCTGAGTGGAGGCACGTAGTGTATAATAAAAAATAGTAAGGAGAAAATATGTTTGATATTAATAAGAAGCCAAACTATAAGAAGAGTCGTCAACATGCTCTAGCGGGCATGGCTGTTGGCTGGGAGGTAGCAATGCTTGGTAAGAGAGCCCAGAAAGAAAACAAAAGGCTTAAGGAAATTGGCGAAAGCCTACCGAAGAACGACGAAGTAAAAGAACCACTTGTATATGAGTATGTTCTTTCTGAGCGTGCATTAAATATTATTGTTAACACTGTCGAATCTATGGTAGAATTAATTGCGAACAACGATGTTAGCATTGAGCATTCATTGCTCGAAGACAGTAAATATGTTGTTGAAAATATCAAAAAGTTACTTAGCTAAAGGAAGATTATGGAATTGAAGTTGTCAGTAAACATTGGAGCTACTCTCCAAGTAAAGAATGCCCGTGGTGAATGGGATTGGATCAAGCCCGAAGTTGGTTGTGAGATTAGAATGATTGATGATGAAATCAAGCCAGATGCCCTACCACATCAGTTTGCACTTATGTGGGATGAGATCGTAGGTCCACAATTTGCTTCAGTTGTCAAAGAACTGATCAACGAACAAACCCCCAAGGAAGAAGCCCCGAAGGAAGAGACCGCAGAAGAGTTCCGTGAAGCTCTTATGGATGCTGCTGAGGGTGACCCTGAGGATGAAAAGCCCAATACTGATGAGGATGACTATTACTAATGGATGACTTCGATAAGTTTGTAGAAAAGCACAACATCCAACCTGATGAGCTTGGTGCAGCATTTGCTGCATGGATGTCAGGTGCTACTAACTGGGATGGCGATTTCGAAAAGGTGGAAGAATGACCGTGATTGCAGCAGCAGTGACCGCTGATAATGGTGTCGTTATTGTTGGTGACTCTGAGCTCTCTACACCCTATACTAGGGATAGCGATGGCTACAGTAAGGTATGGGTAGACGAGGTACATGAGGGATATATCTTTGGTGGTGCGGGCAATCTACGTGAGCTTCAGATCATCAAGTATCATGTCGCCTGGCCATACTACCGAGGCCTTACTCCAGTGGAAGAGTTCATCGTTAAAGAAGTAGTTCCCCGGATGCGTGATGCTTTGATTGACAACGGTATTAAGATGGAAGACTACGAGAGCTCATTCATTATGGCCTGGGACAGCACCCTCGTTGTGATTGATCAAGACTTCGGTGTAACTATCCCTATTAGCGCAAGATATGCAATTGGCTCAGGCCAAAGCGAAGCTCTAGGTGCCCTAGGAAACGAAGGTGAATGGACCAAAAAAGATGTGATCGAAGCAGCACATCGTGCTACAGTAACAGCTATCGGTGTTGGAGGCCCATTGTATGAAGTTGACACCGTTGAGTTGCTCGTAAGACAAGTATGAATTACTATTTGACATTCCCAACCGGGGATGCTAGATTCTATATAACAACAAGTAAGGAGACAGAAAATGCCACAAAACTACATTATGCCCCAAAGGAAGCAACCCGCTACTACTCCACTCCAGGAAGTAACGGACCCTACGTTTGGGGAAACTACTAAGGTTCCCACCCGAGCCGACATTCGTCGTGCTAGCGCAAACGAAGCAGGAATTAACGTTGCTATCGAGGCGTTCGCTGAACTTAACGATGTCCTTTACACCGCTGACATTAGCGAGGTAAAGCCTCTCAGTGCTCTTGAAGTCGACACGATTGCAGCAGAGTTGCTTGCTGTGCGCAAGGCTAAGGACATTGTCGAAGGCCGTGAGTCCGCTCTTAAGAAGTACACCACTGAGGTTATTGACCTTAAGATTTCTATGAACGGTGAAGACCCACTGGCGAACAGCGGTTACCTTGTTAGTCCTGAGAATGGCATCAAGCTCTCTAAGGAAGTCTCTGGTGGTAAGCTCACAGTTGATGTTGACTTGCTCGAGCAGGTACTTGATGAAGACCAGTTCCATTCTGTTACCAACCTTATCCACAACTACCGAACCATCACCTACCCTGATGGCAAGACTGTAGAAGAGACTACCGTTACACGTGAGCTGAACGAGGAAGCCCTCGAGAAGGAACTCAAGCTTGGTAACATCGGCATGGAGCAGGTAGTTAAGGCAACCACTCCTGGCAAGGTTCGCTCAGCTTTCTATGTCCGAACCCTATAAGAGACCAAAAAGAATAATCCCTCTAAGGGATGATGACTTGCTATTCTCAGTAGCAATGGCTGCAGCATTCTTTGATCTTAAGCCAAACACTTTCAAAAAGAAAGAGCAATATCTTTTCGATGCCTCCGGTGATCCTATTGAAATTAATAGGACTGCCGGGGGTAATCGTAGGTATAGCTTAAATGATATACTTAGGATAGCTCATGCATTGAGAAGGTGTAATAAAATGACCGACAGGCAGCTTCGATTAATAGTTTTAAGAGTAGATGCTTTCAAAGAACCCGTTAAGGCTCACAGACTTAGATATAGAAAAGGTAATAATCCTTCATGAAAAAATCAACGTTGCTTATCTTTGATGGACATAATTGTTTTATTAGATCGTTCGCGGGTTTGATGCGTCAAGGTCTCAGTGCACCTGATGGTTCAGGAACCTGGGGAGTGTTCGGTGCTTTCAACGTTGTTGCTAGCATGGTACGTAAGTACGAACCAACACATGCTTTTATAGCCTTCGATAAAGGTAAGAGCTCCAAGCGTTTGGCGATCGACCCAGAATACAAAGCTAACAGGAATAAGAAGACCTCATCAAAGCCAATCGACGATGCTTTTTCTCAAGAGTTTAGACCCCAGCTTGATCTTTTTATGCAAGTTTGTTTGCGTAATGGTTTGCCATTTATGCGGGTGCAAGACGTAGAAGCAGACGACATCATTGCCACCGCTGCTCTTAGCCTAGCCCCTATCTTTGACAAGGTAGTAATCGTCAGTGCTGACCACGATATGCACCAACTAATCAGAGAAAACATTATTGTTGTAAAACCAAGCATTAGTTCTAAAGACATTGAAGAAGAGATCTACGACATTGCTGCGGTTATGAACCAGTGGGGCGTAGAACCATGGAGACTAACTGAAATCTGGGCTCTTATGGGAGACAAGGGTGACAACGTAAAGGGTATCCCAGGTATTGGTCCAAAGAAAGCAACAAAACTTATTGCTGAGCATGGAGACTTGAGCACCGTACTAGGCCTGGATGACCCAAAGATTTCTGAGCACATAGATACAGTGCTGAAAGCTAAACAGCTTATCGAGTTGGGGATTGATAATGATATTCCGTTCCCACCACTGGGCAACCTACAGTTCAACCCTATCCAACCCGGCGATCCTAATGAGTTAGAGCTTATTAAGTTATATGATGAGCTTGGGTTCGTACAGATTAAAGATCGTTGGAAGCATGGGAATCTATGGCGTGAATCAAGCAGGTTTGGTAGAGGTCTACGATGACATGGGTGATCAATCCTGAATTGGATACCGTTAGCATTCTTGAACAGTACGGCAGGTTCTTAGAGAACGACTACAGAATGATCATAGAGCACTTAGAAGTGCCAAAAGATTTTGAAGAGTATGTAGAAAAAACTGAGCGCAAGTTTGTAATCATTGGGTCAAGAGATACACCCTGGATGTTAGCCAAGAGTGTTTTCCTTTGCCTTAAACTTGCTGGCCCAATCAGCGTCGTGGTCAAGACCCCGAATGTAGATGAAAGCTTCATGGTCCAAAATGTGTTTGACTACCACGCTGGGGACGTAAGAACAAAACTGTATACAGATATAGATAACTGTATGCAACTTGATCAGGAGTGGCTTGAAGAGATTGAAAATGCTACTGACATAATTGTTTTTGGCAACAAAAACACCATGGAAACATACCGAGATTATGAATCTGTTGATCGACGGGTGTGGGAACATGGATACAAGTTCAGCTTCGGTATCATTCGTGAAGAACACTTAACGCCTACAATAATTAATCAAATCTGTTTTGATTTCTTCTCTTTCTACGGGGAAGGCACACTCGCCCCTAAGTTCTATTTTGTAATAGGAAAGATAAAAAAGAAGCATGCCAAACAGTTCAGTCAAAACATGGCTGCTTTGTATGAGGGTTTCATCGACGGGTACCGGGAAAAGATAAACTTTTCTCAACGTAGTGAACTAATCAATGGTATGCTTAGCTCAATATATATATCTAAGTCTGTTCGTCTTGATAGTTTGAACTCTGAATCAATATTTGATAATCTCTATGGTGATGTCAAATTGGTAGAGGTAAGAGACTACGATGAGATAACTGATTTTATAAGTGAATGGCATGACAACATAAGCACCATCGCAATTAACAGCGATGATGATGTAGAATCATTGTACCTTTTAGAAGATATGATGGTTATGCGGATATGCGAAGTTGGTTACATGCAATTCCCAGATTTCTTTGATCAGTTTGATAGCGTTGATGATTTCAACATTTATACTGATGAAGAAGACATTGGAGATCCATTTGAAGATGGATTTATTTAAGTAAGGAGAGTGAATCATGTCTACGACTGATTTTTTTATGCAGCACAAAAGACGTAAAACATTTAAACGAATTATCAACAACAACTCAGACTCAAGTGTATTCAAGTTTTTTATTGCCTTGGGTATGTCAATCGTTTTTATAATCGTAGTACCAATCATGCTAGTGCTGTCACCGTTTATCCTTGCGTGGGATTTCGCTACTGCATTAACATGGAAAATGAATGAGGAAGAAGAAACCCCAAACTTCTTTGGAAACTCTAAGTGGGGTAATTTCAATGTCGACTTTGATAGTTGGAAGCACAAAGGTGAATAATTGTGGATAAGTTAGTTAAAGAAAATAAGTTAGCTCATGCGAACGATACAATGTTTGAAAGAAACATTGCTATCATTGCTAGCAGACGCCAAGAAGTTCAAATCTTCAGTGATGGCTTTGTTTATGAAGGCTACCTGTGTGGCATGGATGAAGACTGGATCCAGCTGTATGGTCACGAAGAGAATGACAAGAACAATGCTGACATCCAGTGGCGCTTTTTGCTACTGGGTAAGGGCAACATTTCTGCCATTGGCCCAAATGGCAATGGATTGCACGACTATGATAAAGAGACACAGGAATGGATCAGTAAGAAGATCCAGATGTTCTCTGATGTATGTGATAAGTTCTTGTCAGTGAGAGGGATCAAAAATGGAAGAGAAAAGCTTTGATGGACCCCTCGCTAACTATGATGATGATAGTTACGATGAGGTAATAGAAGTACAACAAGCAGCAACCAAGGAAGATCTTGTTAAAGAGTTAGATTTGTCAAGGGCCGATGCTCGGGATCTTCTACTCTATTTTTGTAGTAGGTTTAAAGAGACTCAGGGTTATGAGTACAACGTAGAATGGGTTAAGGAAACGTCAATCCTTAAGTCGTTCAGAGAACGTTATGGCGCTGATGCTGGTTATATGATTAAGCTCTTGTTCGATAAGCACAAGGGCAAGATTAATGATCAGGTAATGACGCTGACAGCTTTCTCAAAAGGTAGTAAGTGGATTCAAGATACACTGTACATTGAACTCCAGCAAGATAAGATTAAAGAAGAGAACCGACCAAGTTCAGAAGGGTTAATGAGTACAGATGACTTCCTTAAACGATTCGCTGTTTGATTGGCAGAAAGATTATGTCAATCTCAAGTATGAGTTTTTAGACGATGATGAGATTGACTACCTAGAACAGAAGTATCCACAATTTGAGTCTTTCAACAAGCGTGGTTGCCCAACATGTGAGGACCACAGTTGCGGAGATTGCAAGACACAGCTACAGTTGTATAAGCACTACCTGCGTGCAGGTATCGGGCTAAACTACCAGAAGCTTGACTGGCATGACTTCCACGGTGATGAGAAGGCGTTGGCATTAGCTCGTATCTACTTGGGTCAGCACAAGGACTTCGTAAAGGGTGGCATGGGCCTACTTTACAATGGTTCTTGGGGAACAGGGAAGACTTTGCTCACCAGCCTTCTGGCTAAAGAGCTAGTTAAGCTGGGCTACAAGGTATACTTTGCTACGTTCACTCAGATGGTTGATGAATTCACCCGTGGCTGGGGTAGCAACGATGACAAAGCTCGTTTTGAGAGCAAGGTTGTCAAGAGTGATGTGTTCTTCTTGGACGACATCGGTAAGGAGTTCCGCACTAAGAACAACTTGAGTGAAGCAACGTTTGACCATGTGTTGCGTCAGCGTGCGTTGGATAACCGACCGACGTTCATTACGACTAACATGACGATTGAAGAACTAAACGAAGGATACGGTAGTGCTATCTTCTCGCTATTGAAAGAACGTATGATCGTTCATTCGATGGAGGGCATCGACTACCGTGAGTACGCAAGAGACCGTACACTTGATGAAATCAAGTCCGGTATCCAGCGCAAAATCCTATAAGAAAGTAAGAAAATGGACCTAGAGAAAAGCCTCGTAAAGCATTTTACAAATCTGGAATCGTTCAACGAAATCTGGAACAAGGGTATTCGTAGCGAGCACTTCTTTGACCCAGGTGTCAGAGAGCTCTTCGACTACAGCCTTGATTACTATGTGCGTAGTGAGTTCAAGCAAACGGTTGACCAAGATTTCTTGGAGACAAAGTTTGCTGACTATTTCGCACGCAATGAGTGGCCAGAAGAAACCTACCTAGTAGGCGTCCTTATCGAAGAGATGGTTGCAAAGTACCGTAAGGCTACAACGCAGAGTGTTCTTCTGAAGGCAGCCAATGCACTGGAAGCTGATCCAGAAGAAGGTATCGCCCTAGCACTCAGTAGCTTATCAAAGATTCAGAATGACACCAGCACCCGTGAACGGATCGAAGTCTATGGTGAAGGCTATGACCGCCGTGTCAATGACTACCTTGATGAGGTTTCTAACCCTACAAAGAACAAGAAGGGTATCTACCTCGGCTGGGATGCATTGAATGATCACCTCTATGGCATCCAGAAGGGTGAGCTAGCTGTAGTGGTCGGCATCCCTAACGTTGGTAAGTCATGGATTGGTTCAGTGATTGCACTCGAGGCTGCACGACGCAAGAACAAGGTTTACTTTGCGTCACTAGAGCTACGTAAGGAGATGACGCTCACAAGGCTTGACTGCATTGCTAGTGGTGTGCCGTACGCTCGATACGAACGCGGTGAGCTCACCCCAAACGAGTTGAAGCGGCTCAAGGAAGCCCGTGAAGAAATCATGGAGTTCGGTGAGTACTTGGTAATCGACTCTCCTAGCAAGAAGTCTGAGCGTAGTGTCCTGGAGATCTATTCCAAGGCTAAGCACTGGGGAGCTGACCTCGTTGTTGGTGACCAGCTCTCATGGATTACTGGTGATAAGAACTTTGGTTCATCGAGTAACTACCAGTCACTTCAGATGGCTGAGGTAATCAATGACGTTGCTTCTATCAACCGTGAGATGGGCATGGCATCCGTATGGCTGGCACAGTTCAACCGTGAAGCTACCAAGAGTAAGAAGGGTCGTGGCGGTCTGGGCAACATTGGACTAAGCTCTCAGATCGAGCAGGTCGTTGACATTGCTCTCGGTATTGGTGCTACGGCAGAGATGAAGCGTCAAGAAGCACTAGTTATGGATATAATGAAGTCACGTCGTAGTGACCTCAAGTCTTGGATGATGGGTTTCGAGTTGCGCGATCGTACAAACCTTAGTATTGTTAGAGAGTATGAAGAAGCTAGTGGAGAGTAAGTATGCAGACATTTTTGCCTTATGCAAATTTTAGTGAGACAGCCAAGGTGATGGACCGCCAAAGATTGTGTAAACAACGTGTAGAAACGCTGCAAATCATGAAGGCACTAAGTGACCCGACCTATGGTTGGCAGAATCACCCAGCTGTAAAGATGTGGCGAGGCCACCGTGGTGCATTGATGATGTACCAACGTGCTATCTGCAACGAATGGACTTCTCGTGGTTACAAAGACACTTGTCTTGAGAAGACAGAAGCTCTAGTGACTAACATTCCTTTATCAGAATGGCAACAACCATCCTGGCTGGGTAACTATGGTTTACACGAGAGTCACCGAAGCAACTTGACACGTAAACTCCCTGAATGGTATGGTCAGTTTTGGGATGAGCCAAATGACCTTCCCTACGTATGGCCAGAGGAGGCGTTGGTATGATTGTGTGTGCTGATTGCTTGCAAGAGATTGCTAAAGACGCAGAGAGTGGTGTTTA